ATAAAAAAGGAGAACATTTCTGCTCTCCTTAGTGAATACCTTGTGATTTTGTTAATTAAAATTTAGTTCCGCAATGTGGACAGAACTTATGTGTATCTTTTTTTCTTTTTGCACCACACTCACCACAATACAATACACCTAAATCTTCTTTGTGGTATTGCTTTTGTGATGTGGGTAAAATTCTCCATGCTACATTATGAAATGAATATGAATTAAAACTTCTATTTGATGATGTAAATTGTTGATTAGATGTATCTCCTTTTTCAGTTGTACCGGTTTCAACTTTATTCGTACTTCGAATATTTGGTCCTGCTAATGTGTTGGATGATACGATTGAACTAATACCTGATGTTAAAGTTCCCGTATTACTATAATATGCAGTATTCGTAACTCCACTAATTCCCAATGTATTAGTAGTAAATGTATTACCACCCCAATTTCCACTATTATTGGTGCTAATTGTAGTAAACCCACTATTTAAAAAGTTAGAAGATGTATATTCAGCAAAGAATTGTATTTCTACATATCCATTATTATCAATAGCACCTACATTAACTGCCTCTTTACCTACTTCATAGGTTCTGAATACAAATTTATTATTTGAATCCAAGAAACGTTCTAAAAACACTCTCTCACCTGGTCGTAATACAATACCACCACCTGATAAATAATCCTTATCGATTTTGATTTTTGCTAAGACGTGATTTGGAGTTGGGTTGAATAATTCGATTTGATATTCATCTCCATCATTAAGATAGACTTGTCCTTCGAATTGTTTGATTCTTTGTTTACCTTTGGTGATAAACGCTTGTGGATTTGACGGACTTCCACTTGTCCAAACTGATTGTTTCATAATTTCCTTATTTTTGTTTGTATTTAAAAATTCATTTGTTGGTATTTCTCCAACTCAAATGTCATATAAGACACTGAATGTTTAACCACAAGGTTTCCATAATATATACTAGGACATAAAAAAAGGGAAACTTTCGTTTCCCTCTTTCTATTATTGAATCGTTACGTCAATTCTGTTAAGATTAGATATTAGCTAAATCTTTAACATAAATTTTTCCGTAGAATTCTGGTCTTACCATCTTCTTAGCGTAACGAGTCATAACACCACGTCTTGGCGTGAAGTTAGTTGGATCGTACACTAATGGTGTCATAATCAATGGAACGTATGGTGCGTAAACTGCTCCAGTCTCCAAGAAGTTTGAACCTTTGAAACCTAATAAGATTTCGTTAGATGTCATATAAGGGTTTTTGTAAACCGTATAACGATTTGCCATAGAACCAACTGCTGTTACACCAGCTGCGAATGACATTGCATCTTTATCTGCGTTTACTACGAATCCAGGAATAGATTCTAATACCGTACATACGTCTGGAGAAGCTACGATGAAGTTAGCACCACCACGTAATGTTAATTGGTGAATCTTATTAGATACTTTGTTTATTTTAGCACCTAAAGTCTGGAACCATGTGTTTTTAGTGTATGCTGCAGAGTTTGTTCCTGCTAACCATGCACCTGTTGCTGAGTTATACTCTTCACCTAAAGTTACTGACCAATACTCAGTTGTTAAAGCGTTAGCTTTTAACATATCTAAGATTTCTAAGTCAATCTCTAATGAGATATATTCAGACAACATAGATGTTAATTCTGCTTCAGCATCAATTGAGTGGTAAGCATTTAAGTCTTGTGCCAACTCTGGAGTCCACACTGCTTTTAACTTACGAGTCTTAGCAACGATAGCCTCTGATTTCAATTCTAAATCAACTTCTGGAATACCTAAATCAGTAGCCGGTTCTGTTGGATTTCCATCTTCGAAATCACCTCTGTCGTAAGCAGCAGGTTGCTCAGAATATTTAACTGTTAAAGTAGTTGCACCTGAACCAGATGAAATGTTAGCTACTTTAGCAAAGAATGAATAATTTGTACCATCAAAGTGTGAGTATGCAGGGTAGAATGAATCTGCTGCTGCGAATACTGAAGATGATACATAGAATGAACGAACTGCATCTACGTCAGAAACTGCAGATACGTTTGCTTTTGATACAGATATTTTAGCGATTTGAGATGCTGCGATTGATGCAGATAATGCTGAATCAAATCCTACATCAGACCAAGATGCTGTTGTAAATGATTGGTTACCTGAAGCTACTGCTACTGATGAATCATTTACTGAATATCCATAACGTCCTTCACCATAAAGACCGTTTACTGCTGCTTTAGTTCTACCGAAGTCAGAATTAGCTGCAGATGTTCCATTACCACCGAACAAAGATTTTCCAGCGAATGCAGGATTACCTGGTTGTGCAGTTCCGTATTTGAAATCTAAGAAGAAGATTAGACCTGAAGGTAAGTTCATTGGTTGAACCGAAACGAATTCTTTCGCTGCGATTTCACCAAAGATTCTTCTTACCAATGGTAATGCTACTCCAGACCACTCTTCTGAACCTGCAGAAGTACCTGTTGCTGTTGCTTCATCTAATAATTGTTTTGCTTGGTTCTCTAAAAGAACTGCAATTTGAGATTGCTCTCTGCTTTTTAAACCTTCAAGAAGTCCAGTTTTTTCCCACTTAGATTGTAATTGACGTGTTTCAGCCAACATTACTTGTTGTGGGTTCTTTCCTTCCATTAGTTTTGATAAATCGAAATTTGCCATTTTATTTTCTCCTAATGTTTGTTTTGTTATTTGATATTTGCTAATTGCTTGAATCTATCTGCTAATCCGTTACTTTCTGCGATGATTTCTTTTTTCGGTGCAGTTGAAGCAACTTGCTTAGAAGCAAATGATTCAGTTAATTTTGTTTGTGCTTTTACTTTTTTAGCAGTTCCACCAATTTTCATTGATTCTGCCAAAGTAGAGAACACTAATTTTACTTCTCTAACGTTTTGAGTTCTATCTAAAGTTTCAACAACTTTATGTTTTTGCTCATTAGTTAAATCGTAAGAACGGAATAATTTGTTTGTGTACAATAATTTTGCATTTAACAAATTAACTTCGTTGATTGTTGATTTTAGAGATTTGATTACGTTGTAAGCTTCTTCTAATTCTGCATCTTTAGCTGCCATAGCTTCTGCTGCATCTTCATCTTCACCTTCTTCAACTGCTTCTTCATCATCTCCGTATCCCATTTCACGTAAAATTTCATCTAAATCAATTTCTTCATCTTCACCTTCAGCTTCTTCAACTGCTGGTTCTTCAGATGCTTCTTCTTCTTCAGCTTCTTCTTCGTAAACTGGTTCTTCTTCAGATGGTTCTTCTTCAGATGGTTCTTCACCACCTAATTCGTCTTCCAATTCTCTGATGATTGATTCTAAATCCAATTCGTCTTCGTCTTCTTCTTCGATACGAGATTGAGTTTCACCTGGTATTTCGTCTTCTTCTGCTTCAGCAACTACTTCGATGTTTTCATCTTCTTCGCCTGTTTGAGCAGTTTCAACGTCAGTATCAGGATTTCCTTGTGCAATGTCTGATGAGTCATTAGCGTCAGCTGCAGGTTGTTTGTTTTCGCCATCACCGATTGCTGATGAATCAGCATCTGATGTGTCTTCAGCACCATACTCTTCGTTTACATCTGCTTCTTCTTCTTCACCTTCCATCTCTGATTGAAGTTTTTTAGATAAGATAGATTGTAATCTTGGAGTGAATGCTTCTTCTAATGCGATTTTTGCATTAGCGATTGCAGTTTCTCTAACGGCCTTAGCATCAGCAATTGCTTCTTTTAACAATTTTGAATTTGCCATTTTTTACCTTCCTTGTGTTGTTCTGTGAAATTATTAGGAGAATTCCAATATAGATTAAAGTTAGGTCGGTTGTTCGGTCACACCTTATATAGAAGGGTATTCATTAACCAACTTAATATAAAAACTCACATTGAGAGTGAGTTAATTGATAATAAATATATACAATTTATAAAAAAACTATATTTTTCTATAAATTTTACATTTTTTATTCTTTTTTCTTACGTTTTTTTGTATAAAAACGTAATTTTCGGTCACCATCGGCTATTTTCTCAAGAATAACTCTCTTTTGTTCTTCTCTAACTGCCTTTTGCTTGACCAATCTTCGTTTAGTGGTTGGTTTAACGTATTCTTTACGTTCTCTTAATTCTAAGAGATGACCACTTTCCATAACTTTCTTTTTAAAGATTTTCAAAGCCTTTGTAATGTCTCCATTACGAACTTCTACTGTGCATCTTGATATTCCGCTCATTAATTTAATTTAAATTGTTTGTAACTTTTGTATAAATATATATAAATTATTTTTTATCACAAATATCACATCCTTTAGATGTTTTTACTGATTCATTTGTAATACCTAATCTATTTTTCATTTGTTCTTCGGATATTTCACCTAACTTGTAATAACGAGAAAGAATGTGTCCCATATCTTCATATAACCCACCCATTCTTTGGTCTAATGAATTTGCTTCCATTGCACATTTATCAAATTCTTTACCCAATTTTTCTAACTCATTCATATTACGTTTGATGGTTACTTTATCAAACCAATCATCACCTTCATTCAAAGCAAGTGCTCTTGCTGCTTCGGTAATTCCACCTAAAGTTTCAGCAATAGTTGCTAAATCAGATTTCCTATCCATCTGTTCTTGATACTTGTTGTATGTAGATACGATTTCTAAAAAATGTTTCTTTAATTCAGATGACATCTGAGTTTGTTGTCTTTCTTCACCTTCTTTTAATATTTGTGATAATTTAATCATCGATTCTCCTATTTTCTAAACGCTTTAATAATAGCTTGTTGGTATTTGTTTCCTTCTTTACCAACTAATGCAGTAACGAAATCCATTCTACCTTTTAAGTTTGCTGATTTGATACTTTTATAAAGTTTCATTGCATCTAATTCATGTTTTTGAATAAATGCATCAATTGCATCAGCACGAGTACCAGTAAATACTGATATACCAACTGCTTCTTTACTTGCAGATTCGTTCATTATTCTTGTAAGTGAAGTTCTACTAACTTTACCTTCTTTAATTACCGATTGTATCTTATCTGCCATTTTGTGAAAACCATTCATTCTCAAATCAAACGCGATTGCATCGATTGCAGTATCACCACTCCATTCAGCAGATTGTGATGCTGAAGTTCCCAATTCATCTGCATCTTTATCAGGTGTATTATATACAGAATCGTATTTGGCATTAAGAACTGTCATCTTTTCTTTATATTTTGGGTCTTTCATTGATGGATACTCAGGTTTCTCTGCCATTTCTGGTTTTCCTTCTAAATCAGCAACCAATTGTCTTGCTTCAGGGTGAAAGTTTGAATCAGTAAGTGCAGAAACTGCTGCTTGAGCCATTTTTTTCAAATATTCTTCTTTACCCAATTTCTCAGGAGTAATTCCTAATTTTTGAGCTTGTTGTCTAACTGCCTTATTTACTGCAGGAACACCTTTTCTTGATTTAGGTTCGCTTGGTTCATCTTTAGGTTCATCTGTTAAAACTAAATCTAATCGTTCCTTTGCCCATTTTTCTAATTCAGCAGTAGAATAATTATCAGTTCTAAATTTCATATCATGCTCACTTGCACCACCAATTTTTGCTAATCTCTTTAATATATTATCATATTGATTATCACCTAAACCGAATGCAACATTTGGGTTTCTATCACCTCTTTTAATTGCGTACGCAACAGACATTGATAATGTTCCCTTCATATCATCCAAATCCATTTTAATCATTTTAGGACTTAATTTTGGAGTATTTGATTTTGGTTCTGATGTTGTTGGTTTATCAAAGATATTTACTTTTGAAGCAGTACCAGTTGATTTATCTGATTTATTATCTTCTTTTTCAGAGTGAGTTCCTGCTTTGATTGCAGCATCTCTACTATCTTTTGATTTGAATACTGAGGTTTTACCACTCTTTTTATTTGTTGCGGTAAAAGTTTCTTCGTTAAGTAAATTTCTTAATTTCATTGATTCTGTTATACTTTTTAATTTTGTAGATTGAATTTTATTTTCGTTTTTCTTTTCTTTATTGTTAGGATTAAGAACCGATTGGACTAAATCTGCATCAGCATCAAACCCATTTATTCTTAATGTATTCGCAATTGCATCTACTGCATCTGGAGCAAAATATTTAGAGGATTGTAAAACATTAAAACTATAACTATCAACATCATCAGATGGGTTCATATAAATTGAACCATCTGCTGTATTATTTTTTATATAGTCCATTTTCTCATCATACTTAGGGTCTAATCCATATGGGTAATCTACTCTTTTTGCAAATTCAGGTTTCCCTTCAAGTGCTGCTACCAATTCTCTTGCTTCTCTACGATATTTAAATTTTAATGCCTTAACTGCTGATTGAAGCATTACTTCTCTAAACTTTTCCTTACCTAATTTTTTCAGAGTAAATCCTGCTTTTTCAGCCAATTTATTAGCTAAAGCATTTACTTTGGGGTCACCCTCTCCTCTTTTATTTTTAGGTTTTGATATTGGAGTTTTTTTAGATTTATCTAAATATTTGTCTAATACATTTGTTATATCACCAACTATATTATTTATGTCAGTATCTATTTCATCCATTAACTCATAGTCATCATCCATTTCTGCTTCGACTGAATCTGCTTCCAATTGTTGCCAATTACTATTTAATGACTTTAATTCATTAAAATCATCTTTAGAAAATATATCTTCGTTATTATCTAAATAATCATCAAACTCTACTGAATCTCCTAAATTATCATCTATATCACTTTGGGAAATTGATTTATTAGATTTTTTAGGTTTTGATTTTGGTTTATTTGATGGTTTATCAAAGATATTTACCTTTGGAGTTTCACTATCTTTAGAATTAGAATCTCCCTTATCTTTTATAGGATTATGAGTTCCTGCTTTGATTGCAGCATCTCTACTATCTTTTGATTTGAATACTGAGGTTTTACCACTCTTTTTATTTGTTGCGGTAAAAGTTTCTTCGTTAAGTAAATTTCTTAATTTAATCATTTTTATTAATCCTATTTTTAAAATCCAATACTTACATTATCTCTATCACCTTCAACCCAACGAACTTTAAGTGATATTAACTTTTTCATTTCATCGGCTTCAAATCTATAATTACCATGTCCACCACTTACCTTCAAATCTACGATAAATCCGTGAATTCCATCAAATATAGAATTAACTTTTCCACCCAATAATTGTTCGAACGCTTTAATTTGTTTTTGTTGTTCTGGTTTTAATTCATTAAATGATACTTCAGATGCTTCGTTTAATATAGATTCAGTTAATACTTTTTTATGAGTATATAAATCCAACTTACCATCTTCTTTAATCTTAACATCGTAATTTGTTTTACGAATATCGTTATGACCACCTTTATATGGAGTATCACCAACTTCTTTGGTGATTTTACCTAATTCTATTTTATTATGTTCTAAATAATCTTGTATTGAGAATGCCATATGTGTATTCCTTATGCTAATTCAGTAATAATTTCTCTCATAAGGTCTTGTGCCTTACAGAAATCACCACATACTACTGCCTGTTCTTGTAATTGTTTATTTACAGATTCTTGTAATGGTGTCATAAATGCACCATGTGTAGATGGATTGGATACGAAATCCCAACCAATTAATTCAAAATCTTCACCTACTTTTACTTTACCCTCACCCATTGGTGATACTGAACCCATACCACGAGATGAAATTCCTAAAAGGATTCCTGCTCTTAATAATTCTTTTAAGATATTGCCTGATGGAGTTGGTAAGATTTCAACTGTCCCACACAAATCATTACCTTCCCAATGGATTTCCTTAATGTTATGAGAAACGTTCTTTAAATTGATTACAGATGAATCTGGATGGTCTAATTCTCCTAACGCTCTTCTTTCTTTAATAAGAGTTTCATATTTCTGTGCTTCTCTTCTTAAAATTTCCATCGGATATACTCTACCATTTTGATTTTCGGCACCAGCACGTTGTAGAATACCCTTTACAAGAGTTCTTCCACCTTCATCCTCATTTACCTTACCTTCAAATAGGTTAGTTTCTATTAATAATGATTTCATATCTATCCTTTATAATTATTTTAATTTTAAACTGCGTTGTGCATTAGTTAAACCATCAATAATTGATTGTAATCCTTTTTTAACACCATCAGTATCTCTATCTTTAACTCTTTTATCTAAAATTTTTGTATTTGCTTTTAGAAAGTTAATGATTGCGTTTTCGGTTGCACCCCAATTAATATCTTCTTCATTTATAGATTCATCTGCTTTTTTACCAGCTCTTAAATCTGCTAAATCGTCACCACTAATATCACCATCACCATCAACATCTAATTCTTTTTGGCCACCAACTAATTCTTCGTTTTTCTCACCTTTACCATTCCATGCGGCATCGATTTTATCAAAAAACGCTTTCTTTTCTTCATCAGACATAGATGGAATTGATTTTCCAGCTTTATCTAATGCTTTCTGAAAGAATGCTTGGTATTCGTTTTCTTCGGTTAAAACCTCTCTAACGATTTTCTTAAATTGTTCTTTTGTGATTTTCATTATTTTTCTATCTCCTGCAATGTTCTTGCTATGTTGATTATACGTTCTTTTATCTTATAAATATGTGAATTTGTTCTTTTCCAATATTGATTTGAATCTAATTCATTCATTGTTTTGATTTGATTATACCAACGGAAAAACTTTTCAACTTCACTTAATTGATTTTTTAATTCTTTTAAACCAACTGCTAGTTTTTTATTAGCATGCATAGAATCATCATTTTTTAATTCTAACCAACGATTTTCATTAATTGATTCCAATTTAAGATACTTACCTTTGTTGTAATCACCCTCAATAGTATCAATTATTTTTTGAATTTCGATTTTTTTAGATGAATTTGATTTATTTCTAGTATCTTTAAGTTTATTTATTACTTTGATTGTCAAAAGTTTTGCATCTTTTGGTTTTTCATAAGTTTTAACCTGTTTGATAATATCGTTTAAGTTATATTCATTAATTGATTCGTTAAATCGTCTTCTATCTTCCATCGAATCCCATTTTATACCATTTATTAAATCATCCATAGATTTGAACATAGGTGAATTGATTATTTTACCTTCTAAGTAATATTCACCGGATAAGTTTTTCTTTACTTTGCCAGTTCCAATTACTTGCCAAAAGTTTCTACTTACTCCTTTGGGAACAATAAAATCAATTATATTACCAACACCTTTGATTATTTTTAATTTTTGGTCTTTGGTTATTTTTGCTAATGAAGTAGTTGCTGGAATCCCATCCAAACCTTTGAATTGTTTTTCGGTAATCACCATTTCACTTATCGATTCTAATATTTTTGAAGATTTTTCAATAGTTAATATAGTATCAGGGTGAGTAGTCACTCTAAAACCAAAGTTTGGAGTTTCTTTAATACCCGAAAATTTATCTTTTAACGATGGGTGTGAAACAAATACACCACCTGGTAGATTATGTATAATGCTTCCTTTTGGTAAAACTACACTATGATAGTTTCCAATTTGAGCACCCTTTACATCTTTCGTTAATTGATATTTTTTATTATCTAAATGAGTTATAGTTCTACCAGAATTACCAGATACAAATGTTGTAGATGCTTCATTTACTGATTCAACTTTACCAACTAACTGCATACCCAATTGAGTTGCAATTTTCTTTTTACGTCTTTTTGTTGCATCACTTCCATCAGAAAACGCATTTGGAGTTTCGTATCCTGCAATATCACCGGTAGCAGTTGCTTCATCTAATTCTTGTTCGATTTCTGCAATTACTTCATCAATATATTTTTTAAGAGATTCGGCTTTTAACATTTTTTATTTCCTTTATAAGTTCAAATCCCATCATTAACGCAGAAACTTGTTCATCGGTAATTTTTTTACCAAACTTTTGATTCTTTAAGACGTTAATAGTTTCTTTTAATTTTATCTTTGTAATCTTATCATCCATTGTTGTATAAATGGAATGTAATTCAGTTACAACATTTTTTAATTCGTTGGAATAATATTCACCAAATTTAGAAGTATTGGTTACGTTATTAATGTATTCTCTTAATAATAATTTTTGAGAATCATTTAGATTTGAATATTTTTTATTAAAGGTTTCAACCAGAATCTTATAAGTAAGTAATCTTAAATCTTTTTCTTGTTTCTTATAATCTTCAACTAATTTATCTTCTTTTTGTTTCAAAGATGGAGTTGATGTAGATACGTGTTCTACTAATGTAAGTTTAGAATCGAATACATCTTTTACATCCAATACATTTGTTGCTTTTGCCTCAAATAATTTATGAATTGATGCAAGAACTTTGTAATTCGTTACTGGTGATGATAAGAATGAATCTATTTCAAAATTTTCTTTTATCGATTTAACTAAACTATATTTTTGTTTAGCCAATTTTTGCTCATCTAACTTTGTTCTAGCATCTAAGATAGCATCAATAAATTTTTCTGCTTTAGTTTCAGAATTATATTTTTCATTTATTAATAAATTAAATAAACGAAGTTCTTTAGCCAATTCTGTTCCATTGCCAAAAAATTCAGATACGATGTTTTTTGCCTTCTCCGGGGAATTATTTAAAATTTCCAAAGTTATTTGACGAGTTAATAGTTCGAATAGAAAACCCGTATTCTTAAATTTTGAATGTTTTATTTTTTTCATTTTACTCAAATCCTTATTTTGATATACTCAAAAACTCTATTATAAATATAAAATTTTTTATGATTGATTAATTTTGCGTGTCATCGATGATATTAGTCTCATCTAACATACCTTTTTGTTCTGCTAAAAATTTACGTTTTGCTGCAATCCCATTGATATATTGTAATGCACGGTCTTCAGATGTTCTGTGTTTTAATGCATTTTTATTTTCTTTATCACCTAATGGGTCTCTACCAAACGGAGATTTATCTTTACCATAGGTATTTCCTTCACGTGGTCTTCCACCTTTATTTGTAAGTTCGGTTTTGATTTGTTCTAAACTTTCCTCAACATCAGTTGGTTCGGATTCCACTGCTGGGTCATTGCCCTGATTCTCAATAGAATTATAACGGAATCTATCTTTAATATCTTCGATGATTTTACCTCTTTCACGAGTTTGATCACCTTCGGCCATTTTAAAGATGTTTTCATAAATCCAATCTTTACTTAACATATTCAATCCTTGCATATCTTGTGCTAATCTAACTTTTTCTGACCAAAGATTTACTTTCTCTTGTTCATAAATTGTTGAAGGATTAACTAATTGCAATTCAAAGTTAGTCATTTCAGAATCTGTAATACCTTGTGCGTATAAATGCACGATTGCTATTTTAGATAATTCAGAAACTACCGTTCTTTGGATTCTTTCAATTGTTCTTGCGAAACGAACATCTTCGGCTGCAAGAGTTGCTTTACCATTTACATTCTCATCATATCCCAAATATGCTTTTGGAATTTTAAGTGCTGCAAATAATTTAGATTTTAAGTATTCAATATCATCGATTGCAGCATAATCTAATCCTGCAAGGTTTTCAATTGAAGTTCCACTATCACCACCTCTAACCGGTAAGAAGAAATCTTCGGTAAGGTTTTGCATATTATACTTTAAGTTATAATCGCCACTATTTTTATCAACGAAAGGAACTTTCTTCATTTTGTTGATAATTCTTTGCATGTAATTATCTACTTCAGTTGGTGGAATGTTTCCTATATCGATTTTAAACACTCTTTTTTCAGGTGCTCTCATAATACGATGGATTAACATCGCATCTTCCATTAAACTCAATTGTTTCCACAATCTTCTACCATTCTCAATCATTGATTTACCATATGGTAACCAGTTTGTATCTGCTAATAAACGGAAATGTGCTATTTCGAAATTATCATACTCAACTTTACCATTTGGGTCTTCAGTAATTTTAAATTTAACTACATTTGGATTATGGGGGTCTTGTCCTTCTAATCTTTCTGTGTTATATACTGAATGAGGGGTTACGTTTACAATACCTTTACCTTCGGCAATTTCTAATCCTAAGAAAAAATCACCATACTTAACCATATTACGAACCCATGGCCATAAGTTAAACTCTACGTTAAGAATATCGTAGAAAAGGTTGTCTAATACTTCTTGTACTTTTTGATTATCAGAACGAATGGTTAAAATATCACCAAATTCGTTTTTAAGTGTAGATTCATCTGCGTATATATCTAAAGCAGATGCTAGAATTGGGTCACAATCCATTGCATCATAATCTCTAAATACTTCCCTGCGAACTTGTTGGTATGCCATTGATTGTGCACCACCTGCTTGTTCAAAGAAAGATTTTTGAATTTTAGTGTATCTATCTCTTAACGATGATAGATTGGTCTGTTGTCTTTCATCGGCATCAAAGACCGTTCTCTTACCATCTTTATCAACAGTCACAACTGCCTTAGATTGAAAGAGTTTACTTAATCTGCCAAAAAACGAAGTATCCGCCATATTTTTTTATTTTAATTTATAACCTTTTATTTTTTTTACCATTTTCTACAAGACCAATAATTTGCTTTATGTCTTGGTCCAGGATTATCACAATTCATTCTTGCTCTAAATGATTTTCTAGCAGCAGGATTTGATTTTCTGATTTTCATTCCTTTTTGTCCGAAATTCACTTTAACTACATTTCCTGCAGGATTTTTTACATATACTTTAAATTTTTTAACATCACCTTGCATTGGTTTACCCAATTTTACTTCTCTACCTTGATATTCTGCTTCATTAACACAATTACAAGTAGATTCTTTTAGTTCTGTTGTATAGTTTTTTAAAAAATCTAAGAAATCTTCTTCATCCTCATCTTCTACATCATACTCATCGTATTCATCATCGATTGATTCGTTTTTTGATGGGACACAATTTGGAACTTCCTTTCCATTTAGCATTTTCATGCCAACTTGTTTGTATCCTTTCCAACACGGTGATTCTTCGTTCAATAGTGTTTGTAATTTTATCATAATTTTCTCCTATACACTATAAATATATAAAACTAATTTATTACCTATTTAATCAACCAAGTCAAATCTTCGTTTCTATCACCCACTCTCATTTGCCAAGGATTTTCATCTAATGATGAATTGCCACCGAAACCATCTAATGTGAATGAATGTTGTTGGATTCCACCGATTGCCATTTTAGTTAAATCAACACCTTCTTGTCTTAAACGAAGTGCAGTATCTCTAACCCATAATCCAATACCCAAAGACATCACCAAGTCATCATTATAACCTCTCATTGCCTCTGCACGATTACCAACCCATATAAATGTAAATAGTTCCTCTATCAATCTCGATGAACGAATTGTTACGGATTTTTCTCTGACGTAGTCTTCTAATTTAGAAATAATCAAAGGACGAGTTTTAGATGTAGTAGAAAATCCTGCCACCATACCTCTTTCTTCTGCTCTGAATTTATTATGTAATTGATGTTGAACATCTACATACTTTAAATCCTTACTCATATAAAAAAGATTGCGGTATCCTCTATCAATTACTTGTTGAATTACTGCCCAACCAATATTAGCATTCTCTATTACTAAAAGTGCCTCATTATATTCAGTTGCAAGTGCTACTAAGAAATTACCAAAATCTTTAGTATCCATTTTTCCTTTATATTCTGCTACTTGTGTTGCAGTTTCAATATCAAACACATGACATGCAGAGTAGTCACCACCATCTCCACGAGCAACGTCCGCTACAACCATATATCCTTTGTTGTAGTTTGGATATTCCCATTTCCATAGGTTAGAATCCCACCCAGTCTTCTCAATTGGTTCTTGAACATAAGTTTCCTTATAAAACATAAGTAACTCCGGATCGATAACCGTATCACCGGAACTTACAAAGTCACAATCACATTCTTGTGCGGCACCCTTTGGTCCTAATAATCTAGCTTGCTCATCTCTCCAACTTTGATCTCTTTCTGGGTGAACTGACCAGTGTAATCGAACGGTATTAAAATCGTTTGTTCCTTCTTCTGCACCTACCCACGTTCTATGAAAGAAATTACCCACACCATTAGGAGTAGATAGAATAATCGCACTACCACCCGTTGATAGAGTAGATTGTGCAGAAATCCAAATTTCTTCAATATTATCGATGAAGGCTGCCTCATCAAATACTAATAAGGATAGGGCTTCAGAACGACCAGCATCTCCAGAAGATGAAGTTGCCTTTGCTTGAGAACCATTTGCATATCGAAGGGAAAGTTTATTATCTTCTACCGTATCTTGTTTCAACCAACTTGGTAGGTATTGATTCATTACTCTGATTTTGGTAATTAAGTTTTTTGCAACTTCTTGTTTCGTTGCAATTACCAATACGTTGTAATCTTGATTAAATAACATCTTCCAAAGGGAAAATCCCGCAACCAAAGTAGAAATACCTGTTTGACGGGATTTTAATACGATGTTATATCGATGGTCTTTGAATTCTACTAAAGTTCTATCCTGAAAAGGAAATAAATGAAATGGAATTTTTCCTCTAACTGGGTGCTGAATCATACAATACTTTTTCATAAAGTATATTGGGTCAGCAGCACATTTAGAATACTCTAATTTAATTATATCTTTTAAAGATGCCATTTAGTTTATTTTAATAAAAATAAAGTAGTAGTTATAACACCGATAAACGTTCCAACTTTATATAAAAAAGTAGTTCGTCTAACTTGCTTTATTTCTTTTATTAAATCTTCAGATTTGTTTCGTTCTAATTTAAATTGTTCATCTTTTTGTTTGATGATATAATCTAAATTTGTCACTTTAGAGTTTAGAACTGAAATTACATTTTCTTTTAACACCAATTTTTGATTGGTTAATTCAAGTACCTTTTCAGTTTCTTCTAATTGTTGGATTGCTCCATCACCTCTAAGTATATCCTTAATTACTAGCTTTGCCACCGGAACTTTTAGCGGAACTATCGAGTCCGTTTTCGTAACGGTTTGAGAAAAACTGGTAAAGGTCATGGATAGCATAATTGTCAACGTTATTAACTTTCTCATTTGTTTCTTCCTTTATTGTTGTTATTTTTTTGGTTACTACTGCGATATTCTTATCAATTACTACAACTTCTTGATGTAGTTTATTGATATGTCTATCCAATTCTTTGTTGACTAACACTACCGAGTCAACTTCGGTTTGAATACTATCAATCTTCGAATTATAACCATCAATATCCGTTCTCAACTGCTTAGTGAAAAAGATATTATATCCGGCTAACCCAATAATGACTAATAGTAAAATGGTTGATTTAATGTCTCTCATAAATTAATCCTTTTTTACAAATAATGTTCATAATTGTTTTTTCTTATAACCTCAAACGCTTCGTTACGTTTATCTTCTATTTCCTTTAATTCAATTTCACCATTTTCGATGAATTCTTTGATTTCTTTTTTGATTTCATCCACCGATTGTGGTAATTCCCATTTTTCAACTGAACCATCTTCATTGATGTATTCATAAAATGGTTTAACTTCATCTAAAGATTGTCTGATTTGTTCTAATTTGATTTTACCCTCAATAATCATACGAGTGTAAACTTTATAGTCCTGATATTCTTGCCAAATTCCTTTTAACTTAATGTCAGTTTCTATTTTTGCTAAACAATCAATACAATAACCTGTTTTCTGTATTAGTTTAAAATCTGTTTTAGATTTTTTAACTCTTTTACATTCAATGTTCTTACATTCTTTTTGTTCATTTAACCATTTTCTAATATCGTTAAATGCTTCAGAATTTTTACCAGTTTTTAAAGTATAACCTTCTTTCTTTTCGTAACGATTATATTCGTCTTCCCAAACATCACCAACCTTACGTTCTATTGTTTCAGGAGTATAACCAATTTGAGTAGTTTTTTCATAATCACCACCACTCATAACCATATCAACCAACTTTCTACGAGTTGGATGCATAAATTTCTTTTGGAACTCTTTTGCCATAATTTTTATATATTAGGTTCTTTATTCTAATATATATACATATATTAAAACTAAAAAATTAATATTTTTTTAAAAAATTAGTAAAATATTCCTAATAATTGGTTCAATGAAGCAAAACTACCAGTTAATTTAAAAGTTTTACCATTATACACAAATACAATACCTTCAATTGGAACAATCTTATCAACTCCACCTACTGCAGATAATCTTCTCAACTCTAATTTTAATTTTTCAATCTTTTTAGGGTCACCTGATTTCTTAACATCACTAATAGTTTGGTCTAATCTCTTTTTCATATCTCTAACAGCCTTGTCTGGATTAACAGTCAATACTGATGATGTAAATGAAAGAACTTCTGCACCCACTCCTAAGAAAATATCTTCAAATTTCATTAAATTTTCTTTAGTGATTTTTCCTTGGTCTTCTTTATCAATTTTAGTAGCCCAATCTAACACTTTAGTATCTGTTATATTTTTAGCATCTATTCTAAATCCTTTATCACCAAACGCCCATCTCTTCACTAATCCCATTTTAGTATTATTATCTAACTTTAATGGTGATTTTTTATCTACAAAGTTTTCCCACCATGCTTGATGATATTCAGCAACACCTGCAGTATCTCCCAACCCAAATTCTTTTTGTAATTTAGAGATTTTCGAATTGTATTCACCTTTTTTAGATGAAAGATTTTGTGATTTTGGTAATGATAGAACCGGTGGTCCTTGTAAAGTATAATTAGCCTGAACGTTTTGTTCTACTTGCTTAATCATACCACCCAAAATCTTACCAGATTGTTGGTCTTCTCCAATCGCGTTACCTTCCATATCATATTCCATTGTTCCGTGGAATACTAAAAGAGGTTGACCATATGGAATTACATTGACTGAGGTTGGGTATATTACCTCAATGTTCATAAAACATGCACCATTCTTAAAAATCTTATCTCTTTGTTTTTCAGAAAGTGCTTTTATAGCCTTACTAAGGTCTTGCATTGCAAAGTTGTAAGCTTTCTCTAATTCTCCCCTACCAGTAAATTTATCCGCAACACCTTTTATATCTAATGCACCTGCACCTCTATTTTTTAAGTGTCCTTTATTACGAGCAGCAACTAATCTTCCACCTACCCAACTAATTGCAAGTGCTTGCCCATCAGTTTTCTCTCTAGCAAGTTCTAATTCACCATCTAATGCACGGTTTACAATATCTTTAAGTTGTCCAAAGGTTAAATTAATATCAGTATCAAATGGATGATTCATATGACCATATGCACCACCTTCATTTATAAATGATTCTTTTACTGGTTCGTATCCTCTGTTTTTCTTATCTTTTTTATTCGTTTGGTGACCTACTTTATTATCTGCATCATCAAAATCAATAGTATCTAACTCTGCAGGGTATCCCATATCAGGTGTATAACTTGAACTTTTGTGATGTTTGATAAAATTTCTATCAATTCTCGAATCTGCTTTATGGTTTTTTGAATTTATATTTTCAAATGCAGATGGTGATTTTATTTTTCGCCATCCACCTGCAAATCGAAATATTCTTGCTGGTATTTCTAATATACCATTTGATGGTAATTTACTCAAATACTTTTTATCAATATTAATTACCTTAGTAATAAACGCATTCTTTTTATTATCTGCACCAACTAATTCTACTTCAATTGGAACTACTACTCCACCTATTTTAAGATTACCAGCAAATAATTGTCCTTTTGTAAATCCTTCTGCTAATTTATCTTTTGAACTTTGGATTGGGTCTTTAAATCCATATTTTAAAATACGATTATATTTTGATGTCTTATCATGATCATGATTATGGATAGGTAATACTTGATCGGTTGATTTTTTCTTTTCATATTCAGATGGATTATCACTATATGTTGTCCAACCTTCTAAATTATCTAAATAGTAATCTTGAGTATCATAATCACTCCAATCATCATTCCATGAATTACCAGTTGTTGCGTTTCCATCGTTTTGGAACGAACCCCCCATTGCACTGATTTCAGATATAGTATCTTCAGTTTCAATAGTAGCAAGTTTAGTATAATACTTAGGGTCTTCATATAAATGATCCATTGCAATTTCTTCAGCAATTTTTCTATCTGAAGTGTGTTCCATTTCTACTTTAATACCAATCTGTAATTGATTTGATAATTCATCAATATCACAATTATGATAATTTGCTATATCATATAAATTCATACCAGTAGATTTGCCACCAGGAATTTTATCTTCAATTGTTAAAGTTTGATTTGTTGATTTGAAATCACCCTTTCTCATTACCGTTTTAGCAATGATATGGTTGGATTGTTTAACAAATGGAATATTTATATCGTTTCTTTTATCTTTAACAACAATCTGATGGAACTTTTCTAAGAATTCTTTAAATTCCTTTTTATGACGTGCTAATCTTTTGAAAAACCCAGTCAATTCTGCATCCGAAATTTCTTTTCCATTTCTAGCATCATTAACTCTATCAAAGAAATGATTTGTAAATTCAATATCTTCGGGTGATAATTGTTTCTCTGCGTATTTTTCAACCTGATTTAATTGTGACTTACTCATTTCATTTTGTTGGATTTCCAACTCTTCATCAATCATTTCCTTAACAACTTTACTGAAATCACTTAGATATTTTTCACTAACTGATTGTTCTTCTTTCTCACCTTCACTTTCGTAAGTCATAATTGATTTTTGAAGAATATCACTTGGTATTTTCATTTCTTGCATATTTTTAGCAATCAATTCACCAAATTTCTGTAAATACATTTCTTCGTTTTCTTCATCTACACCTGCAAATATCGCAGCCTTGCCTATTCCCTTCAAAATAGTTTCACCAACTACGTGGGGAATTAATTCAATTGCAACGTGTTTTCCAAATGCAAGTGCTCCATGTGATGCTCCACCTGTCACTGCTCCAAATAGAGCAGTTGTGGCTACTTTTATAGCAATTGCTTTTAAAGCCTTTTTATCTTCATCGGTTAATTTTTCTCCTTTGAAGAATTTTGTTGCACCAACTCCTGCCTCTTTAAATTCTTTAATTTCGTGTTGTGCAATCTTTTTAATTGCTTGAATTGCTCCTTTAGTTTTATCGGCAATCATTTCACCAATAGTTCTACGAACTTCGGAATTTGGTCTTTGTTGATTTTTAGTAAAGAATTCTTTTTCTTTTTCAGCCCAACCACTAATTTTTCTTTTTAAATTTGTAATGCTGTATTTACTTACATCAGTTTTTTTAGAATCAGAATTTTCGTATTGGAAATCACCATCGTAATTAATAATTTTTACGGGTAATTTTTTACCACTTGCAGTAAATGACATTAAACGAGTATTTCCTGCTAATAAATGTAATTGGCCTGAGTTGTCTTTTAATACAATTGGAGATGGAACTGCATTTCCTTTTGCAATACCTTTCTCTAATCTATCCCAATCTTTACCATATTTAATAGCACGTTCTTTACCCAATTTTAACATTGCATCCTTACCACCATTTTTACTTGCAGATAGAATATCACCCATATCAGAGTTATTCATATTTTGCATTTCTTCAGATGATAAATAAACCGGTTTTGCATCTTTAATTTGTTGAATCATATCAGATTCATCGGTAAATGCATTTGGTGCAACTTTTTTAGTCACTTCATTATCAAAATATTCACTAGTTTCACCTTGAAGTTCTTCATCGGTGTATTTTCTAATGTTTTTTACTTTTGATCTAGGGTCATCTAATATTTCCCACCCATCCTTACCATCAGTCCAATCTTTATTAGTTGGTTCGGTAGTTGTTGGTTGTTTAACATTTGGATCATGAGCGAACATCTTTGCCCCTTTAACTGCAGTTCCCTGCGGAGTATCTTGTTTAGGTTCGTTTGTTTGAGTTTGTGATTGAATATACTTACCACTATCATCTTTGGTAAACGTAGGGGATTTATCATCATCTTCCTTACCTTTTAATTTGTATCTACCATACCCAATATGAGTATATTTAGCATCTTCATTCTCATCTTCAAAAAATATCTGTGTTCCTTCTTTAATCATTCTAAATGTCACTACTTTTTTACCATTAATAGTTGGCATACCATGTTCATCAGTTCCAATGGTTTTAACAACAACTTTTTTGTTCTTAAATTTACCCATCAAAAGAGTATCACCTACTTCAACCGGTAAGGTTATTGCTTCTGTTAATTTATCTGAAATTAATTTAAATATTTGTTTATTGAATTTTGGATATGCAGTATCGGTAAAGAAGTTTTGTTTTTGATCTTCTGAGCCATTACTTAATCCGATTCTCACATCAGTTCCACTAATTGAACTTAATGCAGGTGAAACATACACATATCCTTTGGTTTTATATCCTTCAGTTGGATGTCCATCCCATTTAGCAAAATACTTACCACCCAATCTACTACTATCCTTTTCACCAACTACCGTTACAAATGCAGTTGTTTCCTCATCGAAATTTTTAAGTATTTCCGTTGGAGCATATGGATTTTTAACTTCAACTATTTTGTTTGATGGAATGCCAAACATAGTTGTCATTATTTGTTTTTTTTCTCTAAAATTAAAGGGTGATTTTGGCTTTTCGGTTTTATTAGATGTTCCGATATATACACTATCTTTTCCAAACTTTTTTACAAGATTTGAATACGTTGCGTAATGGCCTTTATGAAATGGTTGAAATCTACCCACATAAACGACAACTGTCTTTTTTATGGGAGTAGATTCCTCTAATAATATTTGTTCTGCTAAAAATGTAGATAATGTGCTCATATTTTAATATACCTCGTCGAGTATATAAATATGATAAAGATTAGAATTAGTGATTTTTATAGACAAACGGGTCACGTTTTCTAAGTTCTTCCAATTTCTTTTTATATAATTCTTTTCTTTGTTTTTCGACTTTCTTATTCTTAAAATAAGTAAAAATTTTCTGTATTAGGTTCATCATTAAATAAATTATAAAGGTTATTAATATATGTTGTATTTACTTCCGTTTCTTTAATTGTTATTAAAGTATTTCGATTATGTTCTAATATTGGTAATAATTTGGTATTTAATTCATCCCATTCTTCATTTGTTTTTTCAATTAATGATTTTATGGTTTTATATACCGATTCCATTCTATCAGAATTATCTTCAATTTCATCATAACTCTCATCCCAAAAATCTGAAAATGTTTTAAATCCTTTTGATTTTAAATATTTTAATATTCCCGGTTTACCAACTATGACAAATGGATGTAAATGTGCAAATCCTTTAAACGATTTTTCTGAAATATAATTTCCATATTCATAAAATATAGTTTCGGTTATTACACTAAAATAAGTATTTAAATAATTTGTTTTATTCTCAAATCCGAATCCCCATACTCCATTTATATCTTCGTAATCAATGGTTTTTTTATTAATTTTGTTTAATTTAAAAAATCCATTTATCATATTACTTTTTACTTTATCATTTTTTAGATAAGGTTCTCCGTTATGACCAGTGTCATGTGCCAAATCCAATCCTAAATTTTTTATTACTGATAATGATAAATCAATTGAATAATCTACATTATCTATTAAATTATCATTATGTAATAAACTTAAAAGTATTACTCTATGTGATGCAACTCTTCTATTGAAAATTAATGCTTTCTTATTTCGATTTGTTGCATTTTTAAATTCATCAGAACTCATTAATGAATTTACATTCGAATTGCCATTAAATTCAATTACATCGCGGTTTTGAATTATATCTCTTGTTTCACCACTTTTTGGTAAAATGGGCCAGCAATAATATGCAGTATAAAATTGTTCCGTAGTAGGATTATCTTTTAAATACATATCATACAAATCACGTGTGTTCATTGATGATGTTATTACTAAAACCTTTTTTGGTGGAATGTTTAATTCAATACATTTTGAATGAAGAGTTTCAAATAATTCAGGTTTTATATCCCCTTCACTACTATAATCAAAAATTAAATAGTAATTTGAAGCTTTACGAATATATTCTTTTGATTGTTCTGAAATAAAATCGAAACAATGTGTATTTTGATGGTAATTTAGGTTATTGCCCAAACAAGTATCAATACTTCCAAATGGATGTATTGTATATACTACTAAACCAGATTCACCATTTTCATATACTTTTGAATCAGATGGATTAAATGCTAATTCTGATATATGTCGATTATCAATATTATGAGTTGAAATATTTAAATTACATTCGTAAACAGATAATTGTTCATAGTTTTTGTTAAATGCAGCAATAGTTTCATGAGTAACTATGAAATTATAATCCCACATATCATTGGTGTATTTATAATTCCATCCATTTGGAACGAATCCATGTGGTCCCTGAACGTCAAATACCTTTTTAATTCTCATAATACATTTCTGGATATTCAACTAATATAATTGGTCCGTTTGAATTTAATGCTTGTTTATATGCAGGTAATATCTTATCTGCAGAATCTAATTTAATAACCGGAATATGTTGTAGCATCGATGCGAACTGGTCTGAATAATCTGCTTTATGTTGATGTCCTGGATCAAGTGGTTTATCTGCACCCTTTCCAACTCTAATAATTACATTTGGACAATATTCACCATCAGACATTACTTCCAATTTATCTAAATGGTTTATCAGTTGATTGGATGCACAAATAAGAAAATCCCAACGAGGATAAAATGATACAACTCTATGACCTGCCATAGCTAATCCAACACTCATTCCCATTTGAGTTTCTTCCATTACAGGAGTTTCAATCATTCGTTCTTTTGGTAATCCTTCGATTGTTTTACTCATCGGATTTCCATAATACACAATTTGTTGACCAATAAAAATAGTAGATGGGTCTTCCATCGTTAATTTCATTGCTTCAGTTAATGCATCTAAGTAAGGTGTGGATTGTGCTGCACTCATTTTATAGTTTTTTTTATAAATTCATTTAAATTATTTGCTACGTATTCATTTCCAAAATAACCCAAATGATTATCAGTATAAATATCGTTTAATTCGTGTGTTATTGTTAAATTTTTATTGATGAATGAAATATTAATTGGTTCAATACTCCCATCTATCCAATAAAAATTATAATCTAATTTTAAATTATTTTTTAGTAAGAATGTATAAAATTCAAATCCGTTTAGCAACACATATTGAATATTATTTAATTTTAAATATGATAATAATCCAAGTATATTATTCATGGTTTTTTTAATCTCAAAATCTACATTGATAAATTTTGAAAAGTAATCTCTTAAATCGTTTTTTATTAATAACGATTCAGACTTATCATACCCATTTGCAACATCTGTATTATCATCTGAATTTTTTAATACTCCCCATGTGATGTTAAACATTTTATCAAAATCATTTGAATAAAACTCATCTCGCCACATGGGAGGTATTTCTAATAAAAATAAAGTTGTTTTAGATTCTAATTGATGGTTATGTATATAATCAAAGGTTTTTCTAATCATTCTATTTGCAGAACCACCGGGAATTGAATCATTTACTATTGATACATCATTCTTTTTTGATATTAAATTAGGATATGCAAAATCAATATGTTTATCTATTTTAATATTATGAATATCATTATATAAATTTTGAACTTCATCCCAATTTAACCCGCCTGCACAACTGAAACTTGAACCACCTGAATATATTTTATTATAACTCATTCAATTTTTATTTATGGACGAGAATCTGGGTTGTATAAATGTTTGTTTGCTTTATACCACTCAATCGTTTCTTTTAACGCCTGTGTTAAATCTCTTTTTGGTTTCCAACCTAATTGATTAATCTTCTTAGAAGAAAGTAATCTGATTGGAATCATTGGTGCTTTGTTATTCACATATTCGATTGGATTTGTGTTTCCATCTAATTCTTTAATAGTATTTAAAGTTTCATTGACAGTAAATCCTTCGCCATAACACACATTGTAAATATCGTATGTATCACAATTTTCTGCTACGAAAATAAAACCATCTGCCATATCTTCAACGTGAAGTAAATCTCTAACTTCAGTTCCATCACCCCACACCGGAATCGGATTTAATCCATCTGCTACTTTACGAATATTTGCAGGTGTAACGTGACATTTTTCAAAATCAAATTTATCATTTGGTCCGAATGCATTTGAAGGTCTAACAATCAAACATTGCATTGGGTCGTGAATCTGATTAGAAAAGAAATCACATAACATCTCACCATATCTCTTCATACCACCAACTGCTTTATAGACAGGTAATAATGGGGTTGCATGAACGTTTACATCTTCACTACAAAATTCAGTTCCCATATCTGGGTATGTTGTATTTGATGATATAAATAAGAATTTACGAACTTTGTTTTTCCAACTTTGCTCCATTAAATTAGTATTCATCTCTACGTTTGGAGTAACGTGTAATAGTGGGTTGAATTTAGTATCCAATGCGTTTGATGTATTTGCTGCACAATGAAATACTACATCAATATCTTCCGAAACCTCTGCACAAAATTTAGCATCTTGCAAGTTTCCTTTAAATAATGGAATGGTTTCACATCCTTCAAAATCGTTTCTCAATCCTCTACTATGAGAAGTAGCACGTAAATTAGTATAACCTTTTTGATGTAATAATCTTAAAAGGTGTGAACCAATAAATCCACTTGCACCCGTGACTAAAATTCTATCTGTTTTTTTCATAACTTATTTTTTGTATTCGTTTAAATAATAATCAATCGTTTCTTTCAATCCCTCTTTAAGAGATACTTGTTGTTTTATACCAAATGATTCGGCTCTTTCAGTGCTCATCAAACGTTTTGTATCACCATTTGGTTTAGTTGGGTCCCACTCAATTCCAACTTTAACTCCATACATATCTTCATATATTTCTACAAGAGTTTCTGCAAGTTCTTTAATTGTCACACCAGTTCCACTACCTAAATTGATTGGTTGTGTTAATTTTTGTTCATATGATTGAATAATACCATCTGCAACATCTCCTGCATAGATAAAATCTCTAATTGGAGAACCATCTCCCCAACATACTAATGGATGTTCTTTTTCACCAAATAAACGTTTGATTAACGATGCAATGACAGTAGATTCTGGACCGAAATTATCATGTCTACCATAAATGTTTGCAGGTCTTACAATTGATGCTTTATTCCAATCGTATGATACTGAATATACTTCTGCTTGAAGTTCACCTAATCTCTTAGCCCATCCTGCATATTTATCTTTTTCTGATGGGAATGTTTTCCAAACATCATCTTCATAGAATACTTCTGCTGGTTGATATACTCCAACCGTTGATGTATATACATACCATTCAACTCCTTCTAATCTTGATGCTTCCATCATATTAGTATTGAATTGCAACATTGGAACAAAATAATCAGCAGGTTGTTCGGCTGCTCTTTTTGGAGAACCCTTTACACCTGCGATGTGAAAAATTACATCTTGTCCTTCTACTACTTTTTTACAATTTGAAAATTCTCTTAAATCAGCTTTGATGAATTGATAATTTTCATCTTTATACTTTTCCAATTGATTTGTTGGTTCGTGAATATCCACTGCCGTTACAAACGCACCTCTATCGATACATTTTTGAACCATGTAATTACCAACTAATCCGTTGGCACCTGTGATTAAAACCTTTTTACCATTCATTTTCTATATTTTTAAAAATTTGTGGAAAACTATCTAACTCTAATGAATTAAACAATTCCCTATTATATATACATATATTTTTAGTTTTTAGATATATTTCATTGATTTCTTCAATTGATTTTGAATTTAAACCTTTAACTAAATCCATAAGAACTTTTAACCTCTCTCGCCAATCCTCAATCTCATCATAACTCTCATCCCAAACATCTGAAAATGTTTTATAACCATACGTTTTTAACCTCTTCAAATATTGATATGGACCAAATACTATAAATGGTTGATAGCAAATTATTGGTTTTAATATTTTTTCAGAAATGAATAATTGATTACAATCAAACGATGTTTCCGTTACTAAATTAATACAAGAATTTAAAAATAAATCTTTTTTAAAAGTAGCGTTAGTGCCAAATCCACTTTTATTTTCACAATCCATAGTATCTAATTCAATTGGAATTTGTTTATTATAAAAATCTCTACGGTGTATTATACTACCAACTGATTCAATATCACCCAAAGTTTCTAATGGTGATAAAAAACTAAAATACGAAGCTGAATAATCGTTAGTTAGATATTCATGTAGTAATCGTGCACGATGGTGTTTATCGGTAGTTCTATTAAATGATATAAATTTTTTTGTTCTAAAATTATCTAATTCATTAATTTGAATATCTTCACTCACATAACCCAATGCATTTTTATGTTTAAATAAAAAATATTTTGAATGTTTGGATGATGCTTCTTCTAAAAAATAATCAATTACATATTTTTCAGGCAAAGCAGTATTACTATCAATTATTATAAATTTATTAGGAATTGTTTTATTTAAAAATTCAATTGTTTCGATATAACTAGAATATGAAGATGGGTCTGCAAGACTTACTGCTAATAATTTAACATCATTATTATTAATAAAATTTATTAGGTCATTATCTAAATTAGAAAATGATTGAAGGCTACATTTACCTTCCATTAATATTAAATTTTTATATCCTTCGCGTATTTCTCCATTAAAGGTGTGTGAATATTTACTTTTATCTACATTCCAAAATAAAGGGCCTGCAATTGTAGTATTATCATCTCCATTTTTTTCTAACTTATGACTGAACCATACGAAATTTAAAAGACTACCCATTTGCCAGTTCCGTAATGCGGATATTTTGATTTATATTTATAATAAATTACATCTTCTGGTATTTCTCTCTGAATACCTCCCCATGTATCTAAGGTTGGGGTGTTGGTTGAAACTTCATTATCTTCAACTATAAAATATAAAGGTAAATCATAGTTTCTTGCATATTTATGAACTTCATAAAATACACCAGTTTCGAAACTCATATCACCAATAAAACACCATACCTTTTCATCCCCACCTTTTAACTTAATCGATTTAGCAACACCCAATGCAATTGGTAAAGTTCCAGTTACGATTGCAGATGAATAAAAATTAGAAGCCTTATCAACAATTGTTATTGATTTACCATCTAATATTTTTTGTTTTAACGTTTGTGGTTCAACTCCATGTAGTAATGCATGATAATGGGAACGCCATGTTGAAAATACCCAATCTTGTGCACCTATTTTTTTGAAAATTTCAATTAGTTGATTTTCATTTCCGTTTGATAAGTGTATAGGACCAGTTATTTCACCATTTTCCCAATGCTTAATAATATCATCTTCAAATTCAATTAGTTGTTCGGCCGTTAAACTTCCACCCAACCATCTATCTTTGTGATATTCTAAATTTTTAATTTCCATTTCTATCTCTTTTTGAAAGAATCGGTGATTGAACCGGCCAATCTATACCAAATCTCGAATCATTAAATACAATTGTTTTTTGTTTATTCTCATCATTATATTCACCCTTATACGCCATTTTATATGTGAATATCGAATCATCTTCCATTACAAAATGGCCATTAGCAAACATAGGCGGTATTAAAACTTGAGTTGCAGTTTCGGGTGAAATTACAAACGATTCCCATTTACCATAATTGGGTTGTTGTTCTCTCATATCTAACACTACCAAATAAATTTTACCATGAATACAACTTACTAACTTCCAAGTCTTTTCATCGTAATGTAATCCACGTAACACACCGAATTTTGATTTTGAGTATCTATCGTGTTTAAACTCTAATCCTTCGTTACGTTCGTTTGCTGGTAATAATCTATCGTAATATTCTGAATGATATGTTGTTGATATTGAACCACGATATTCGTGATATATAGATGGTTGAACAATCTTCACTTCTGGTAATACCGAAGCATTATAAAAGTGAAAATCGTTCCAATCTCTTTCTTTGTAAAATATACTACGTCCTTGTGCCATAACCTAATGGAAATCCATTCCTATATTTTGATGATAAATCTTGTATTAAAATTGTGTATGTTTTGATTAGTTCCACAATACCATCATCTAAACTCCAATCTGGACTCCAGCCTGTTGCTTCGATTTTAGCATTTGAAACCACATAATCTCTTTTATCGGGATCTTCATAAAAATCTGAATATGTAATTGCGAAATTGGGAACATATTCTTTAATTTTTTCTACCAATTGCTGTTTAGTTAAATTAGCAGATGATAATCCTACATTAAATACATCTCCACTAAATTTTTCATAATTTTCTATCATATATTGGAATGTTTTAGCAACATCTCTAATATGAATGTAATTACGAGTAAAGTTTTTCTCAAAAATGGTAATATACTTATCAGTTAATGCTTTGTAAACAAATTCGTTTACCAATAAATCCATTCTCATTCTAGGTGAAGAACCGAATACCGTTGCTAATCTAATTGAAACTCCACCGATATTTAAAACCTCTCTTTCTGCTTTTACTTTTGTCACACCATAATGTGAAATTGGGTTAAGTGGACTTTCTTCAGTGCACTCTCCGTTTTCTCCTATTCCATATCCACTATTTGTATTTGGATATACCACCCTTATTTTCGTATCTTTAACTATTTCACATATTTTTCTAACATGATCATAGTTTACTGCAGTTGCCAAATCTTTATCTCTATCGCAAGCGGGGAATCCTACGATTGCTGCCAGAGGAATTACTACATCGAATGATGGAACTAATTCTTCTAACAATTTATGATTTCTGACATCTCCATAAATAAAATCAAAATTTTTATTATGTGAGTAGTGAATTAAAGATGTTTGATTATACATCAAATTATCTAATATAGTTACGCTATATCCACTATTCAATAATCGCTCAGTTAAAACTGAACCCAAATAACCTGCACCACCTGTGATTAATACTTTCATATAAGACCCTTATCTATTACGTTGTTAAAAAATTCTTTTTGATATTGTTTTGTTGTATATAATTTATGTAATACTTTTTTATTATGAATCAAAACACTTTCCATCTCTTTAATCATTAAAGTCATTTCTTCTTTTGATTTACTACACAAATCTTTTACAATATTTAAAATGATTTGAGTACGAGTTTTAAAATCTACCTCATCATCATATGATTCATCCCACCATTTACTAAATGTTTTAAATCCATATGATTTTAAAACAGATAATATTTTTGAATTCCCCATTATAATAAATGGATGTAAATTCATTATTGGTTTTGTAGTTTTTTCGGTTATGAAACAATATTTTGATTCGGCGTTTGTTTCCGAAACTATTGTAAAATAACTATTTTCATATTCATCTTTTCTACTTAAAAAATTATGAAAATCGGCAACCTTTTCACCATCATTATTATCTATAATTAATGGATAATAATTTTTATAGTTATTTTTTATATCCAATATATCTTCATATACTAAATTCAATTGTGGATACTGATTTGAATTGTTTACAAAGTTTTCAAAATGAGGATTTTCAAAAAATGATATATAACCCTTATCTATTAAATTTTCTTTATATAATTTATTCAAAAAATATGACCTATGTATTCTATCGGAATTTCGATTATACATTAAAAAGTATTTATCCTTAAAATCATAATTTATATCTTGTTGAATTGAATATTCGTAATCATTTTCAGTTATACTATTATTTGCAACACGTAATTCCGATATATACTTTCCAGCAGTTAGTAAATAATTGTTATTACAATAAACTGAAATTCTATGTTTGTATTTTTTTAAATTTATAGTATCATTTATAAAATTATTGTTTGTTGATATTATAACTTTATTTTTATGATTTATATTATGTTTATTTAAAAAATCATCAATTTTTGTTAAAAATGATTCATTATGTGGATACGCACCTTCCCTATAATCCATAAAAACTATTTTAAAGTTTTTATTATCTTTAATTAATTTTATCAATTGAGGTGAAAAAAAATCACTCAAATCAAATTTATCAGAACCATAATATTCATATAAATTATTTACATTTAAAGATTCTAATACCACTAAATACAATTGAGTTTCATCTATTTCTTGTTTCAATTCAGTAGTTAAACGATAATTTGTATTTGGTGTTTGTTCAACTATATAAGTTTGAAATCCAGCTGTTCTATTTAATTTAAAATCACTTGGTGATTCTAATGGTGGATAGTATCCGGCAAATGATTCATGAATTTTATTTAATTTTTTTATAACATTTATACCAATAGTTTGTTTAGTATATCCAAAAGGCAAATAACCTTCGGGTGTTCTAAAATCAAACACAAAATTAGTAATTGGTATGTTATTTAAATCTCTGGCATCCATGAGTTGTCAAATTTAATTAAATTATTTCCATTACCTGATATATCAAGTATTTTATATGGAGTTTGGTCTTCAAAATTAAATGAAGCAACAGCACTTTTATTTATTAAATTAGTTTTATAATCTAAAAATATTTCTTTAAATTCATCTGCAGTAAATATTCTTGGTATAATTGAAACGTATGAAATTTCACCAAACAAAAAGTGATGAAATTTAGAATTAATATATCCCAAAGGCATTGATGCTCCAACCCATAATAAGGCGTTACTATAATCTACAATATTTCCTTCTAACTTTATTTTATTAGTTTTACCATTACAATAAATAAATGTTTCATTTTTATGAACATCGACTGAAAATCCGATTTCAAGTTCTTCTTGTAAATCCGTAATATAAATTGAATTTACATATTCAGTATTCTCACTATCATCGTTTTGTGTCCAAATTTTAGCATTAATCCAACAATCATTTTTTTCCGTTTTGAATGCAGTAATTCCCATATGCATTCCATTTATCACAACAATACCCGATTGGTTAGTATCACCATTAGCATCCATTTTATCCCAATCAACTTTTACTTTTGTTAAGAAAGAAAAATTATCAGTTGTTATTTTTTTTATTGGATATGTGCTCAATCCATATTGACTATCGGGTGAAATAAACCACGAAGTTTGGCCATCTAAATTTATTTTACTCATAGTTGTATTGTTTTTGTGAATTCAAAAAATTCAGCTAATTCTGGGAATGTTTTATTAAAATTAGTTCCTCTACGTTTGTCGTGTTCTGTGAAATACTTACCAAAATTGTATCTATTATGCATTTGAGTAGATGAATCTTGTGGTGAAATCATCCAATCATATGTTCTTTTAATTTTTTGTATTTCAATATCGGAATATCCAATAAATATATTTTCAAAAAGAGGCACTCCTAAAAAATCCGTAAGTTGGGCTTGTTTAAAAATAGTTTCACTCCATTGATATGGTAATACTTGCACAGTTTGATGTAATGGATAGCGTAAATATGATGTATCCAAGAATACAGCAGAATTCCAATATCTATCCGTAGAACCATACTCCTTTTTCAATCCATAAACTCCATTAATTAATTTATCGTAATTTGGAACTGATAATGCATTATATGTGACCATAAAAGTTAAATTAACTCTTGGACATTTACTCAATATTTTGTTTACATTATCCCAAAAACGATTAAACTCTAATCCAGTACGAATGTATTCGGCCTGTTCTCCCCATGTATCTACTGATGTGAAAATAATAAATTCATTTACTCTATTCTCATCACAAATTTTTGAAACTTTTTCAATAAATCTATCTATCAACTTATCAGGTACACCTAAGTTTGAATTTATAGCAAGATTTAATTTTCTATTTGGATTTGGATTTTCGATGATGTAATCCAATACATCCCATGTATCTTTTGACATTAATGGTTCTCCACCCGTAATTCTAAACGTATGCAGGTCTTTATATAAATCAGGCCACCATTTCCAAAACGCATCTACATATGGATTTTGTTCCGTTTGTTTAAATGGCATTTTATTTTCTGCAATTGCATATTCCAAATTATTAAACTTATCAGTTGTTGGATATGCACCATGCTTTTCAATTTCTTCCATCCATTTGGTTGAAAACGCCGGAGAGCAATATGAGCATTTAAAATTACATGCGTTTGAAAAAGCAACTTCAACGTATTTTGGGTTGTAATCTGCTCTCCAATCTAATTTTTTAATTTCATTGTAATGGGGTAATGACCAACTTTCAGATGATTTAAATGTTCTATCTGAAAATCTTTCTGAATTATCTTCTACATTCCAGCAGTAATCACATTCTGATGGTCTTTCACCTTCTAACATTTCTTTTCTTCTTCTTTTTTTGTAAGTAGTATTGTGAAGTGCAGATGGATTTCTAGCAATTTCACTTTTAGAAATCGCATGAGTACGTGGGTGATGACATGAATGTGTATGACCCAATTGTAGGTGCATCGTTACTTGTGTCCATTTTGCAAGACACATACCTTTACCAATAACATCTAATTTTTCTTTTACTTCAACATAGAACGGATTTTCTCCACCAAATTGTTTTTTTAATTTGTCAGTATTCTCTTGTTGTTTTTGTTTATCTTCCATATATTAATATATATTACAATTTTACATTTATCATTTTTGCTGAAGGGGTTAGTTCTTCAATACTAACTAATTCATAGTTTAGTTGAGCAATTCCATCGGATTTGTAATCCCATTCACCTTGTTGCATTTGTAAAACATATCTTCTTTCATTTCTAGCGGTAGTTTCACCCTTTGCCCATTTATCAACTCCACCTACGTTAATTAATCCCTCATCAATGTGGGGTAAACACCTTAATCTACCAGGTATTCTATGTGGAATTGTTGTATATGGAATTTTTATTTCTTCCGTTCTTTCCTCACAGCGATTGATTGAACCATTTGTTCCATTTCCACTCAAATCAATTGCAACATTTGGTGAGTTTTTTTGGTTTGAATGATTAAAATTATAATGTAGTTTCAATCCATCTGTTGGGGAATCTGTATGTATTTTTTCAATTTCAGTTGGTGATAATGCTCTATTCCAAATTTTAACATCTGCTATATCACCTTTAAACCAACGATTGACTTCATTCTTACCAACCGATGTAGTTGTTCCGATAAACCAATCTTCTAAACCATAACTCTTCAAACGATTTTGGTAATGTAGTGGTGATTGGGTACCAGTTCCATGTCTTGCATCGGATTCTTTACCATTTAAATAAAAATGTATATTTTGAGATATAGTATCAACGGAAAGTGTCACCCAACTCCATTGATTTTCATAACGTTTCATCCATTGATATAAATGAGTTTGTTCATTATCCCAAAGTTGTGCAGTATATGCTCTACTATTATTATATGAAATACCATAATCATAACCTGGTCTTCTAATGATTGGATATTCACAAAATCTTCTTTCAGTATCACCTACTAACCAAATTGGAACTTTTTCTTCTTGTTGATTTGCTCGAACTAAAACTGAAATTGTATGAGAACGCGATGTGACGTTTCTTAAATCTGAATGTTTATCAATTTTTATATGTGATGATTTTCCATTAAAATGTAAAAATGTTTGAGGTGTTTGGGGAAATTCCATATAAGAATTATTAGCATAACCTTCTAATTGACATCGCCAAAACAAATCATCATCCTCCATACCCCAATCCCAATAATCATTAGAATACCCATTAGTCTTCTCAACTTGTTCTTTGGAGAATAATACCGCACCACCAAAATACTCTTCGTATTTCAACTTATAATCCATTTGAGAGATGTTTGTAGCGATGTGTATGGGATGTTCTTTTGGAAATGAGTAATCACATCCTTCTTCGGGTATCATATCTATATCATGCCAAACTATGTAATCACATCCATCTTTGAATGCTTGTTCAGCTGCGATATTTTTCATTGCACCTCTATTGAATAATTTATCATCGGTTTGATGACCAAAATACATACAATATTCAATACCTTGTTCTTCTAAGTATTTTCCAACGATTGGAATGAATTCTTTTAAATGAGATTCTCTATTTCTATATGGGACACAAACTCCTAATTTCATTATATACCTACGTTTACAATTTCTATGTGTTTATCTATTTTTTCAATTCCATGAACTACAAACTGAAGTGTCGATAATCCATCGTTTTTTAATAATTCTAAATTTTCAGTTACTTCGTTTGTAAATCTAAGTTGATTCCAACGTGTAGCTTCGTTTTTCCAACCATTTCCAACAAATCCATTTTCTTCATGTTTCAATGATTTAAATAATGATTTTCGTCTATATGGAATCTGAATGATTGTGGATGGGTTGATTTCCCTTTTTACAATTTCACATTTAATAATTTTACCATTATTATCATTATTTGATAAATCAGTTAAATGGTAATTATCAATAAATTCAGAATCATAATGTAATTGTAAATTATCAGTTGGTATATTTGTTTTACTTTCAACTATCGATTGTATTTCCGTATCTGTTAAAATTCTATCGTAATATGCAAAGTATTCAAAATATCCTTTAAACCAATTTGGAATTATTTCTCTACTAGGATTACCAACTCCCAAATACATAAATTCTTCTTTCCTATAAGTTGGATAGAATCTTCTAATTTCAGTAGTTTCTCCAATAAATTTAGCATCTTGATACATTTTAATTGTAGTTGATGCAGAATCGTAAGTTAGAGTAATATTAGTTCTATACGTTGGTAGTATTTCACTATTTAGATATATCGCTTTTCTAGTTGAATCAAATACACAAAAATTATATCTATTAAAAGAAGTGTATGATATTGCAAAATCATAACCAGGAATACTAAATATAGTAAATTCATCTGATTGTTTGGTGTGATCTAACTTTATATCATTTGGTTCGAAACAAATTGTTATTGAAAAATCTTCAGAAAAATTAATTGGATTTTTTGATTTAACATATGCATCAACTCCATTAAATTTTAATACACTTTTATTATTTACAATATTTTTAAGTTTTGTGGTTTGAATTCCTATATTTTGATTTTTACATCTCAAAAATAAATCATCATCTTCAAATCCCCATCCCCAATATTTGTTTGAGTATCCATCTATCTTTTCAAAGTCTTCAACTGAAAACATCGTTACTCCACCAAAATAAGTATCAAATGATTCTCTCATTTTTTCGGTGGTTTCTACTTCAAAATCAGTAGCAAGATGTATTGGATTAAGTGAGTAAGTATAATCTACATCTAATGGAATCATATCTACATCGTGGAATACTACATAATCACAATGATACTTTTTTGCAAAAGTAAAACCGATATTAAGTAACATTCCACGATTAAATAATTTAGCATCATCTTGTTGAACTATTATTATTTTATAATCAATATCTGTATTATTTAGATATTTTGAAATAGTTCGATTAAATACTGCTAAATGTTCATGTCTATTTCGGTAAGGAACAATTATTCCTAATTTAGCCATTTATAGTTGGGTCTTTTGGTTTGGTAGTATTGTGCCATTCTGATAAGTAATACTGAATACGATTACTCCACTCATCCTTATCAATTTCCTCAAACCAAATTGTCAATGCATCAAGAGAGTTAGCAATTTTTTCTAATGCTTTAATTTTTCTCTCTTCTAAAATTTGTTGACTTTCATCTAATTTTGCCATAACTTTTTTGTTTATTAATTGTATATATAAATATATTTTTTTTTAAATTTGAACAATTATTCTTGATAATCTATCCCATTTAGAATAATCCCAATGTGAATTATGAACCATCCACTCCATTTTAAATTCGGAATTATTCATATCAATTTTCCAATCATTAATTTCGATTGCTTTATACATTTTTAGATATTCTTGCCAAAAGGTATAATCCTCCTTTGTTTCGGCTACTTCCTTCAAACGTTCTAAAACAGTTGAATCCCATTTAAAATGATGAACTTGTATTAACCCCTCACCTCTACCAACGGGGTAGCGTTTTTTATGTTTAATATTGTATTTACCCCAACTATTAGTTCCATCACCAAAATCTACATAATGTTGACCAGGTGTTACATTAACCGAACCTTTCATTACACATACTTTGTTAGGGCATGCACCACTCAATGGATACCTGAAAAATCCAGCATTACCGAATAATTTCCAAACGTTAGAGGTTGGGGTTACGTTTGGAAATTCACCACCTTCACCGATTCTATCTAAAAACCCACCTGTAATAAATTCCCATTCGTTTTCTTCACATTCGGAAATCATTTCTTTTAGTGGTTTTGGGTAAACTTGAAGTTCATCATCATCTGAAACTATCCACCATTCATTTGGTTTTGTTGATTTTACTAAATTATATAAATCAGTAACACGTTCCCAATTAAATTTAGGTTCGGTGACAACCATATAAGGTGTAATACCTAAATCAGTAATTTGTTTTAATATACCATCGTTTTCAGATTGTCTATAAACTACAACATATACCTCATCAACTATATCTTTATAGTGATTCAACATATGAGGCAACATAGTAATATTATGTCCTACAACCGTAACTAAATTTATTTTTGACATCTTCTAACAAGTGTTAGACCAGTTGATGCTGGTTTATTTTTTTGTATTCCAAAATTAAATAAATCAAATGTTTCCCAATCTGAATTATCTTTAAGTTCTTGTGCGAATTTAATTGGTCCATGCCAATCATCAAAATCACCCCTATCCTTTACTTCATTTGTTATAATGTATTTATCACCATAATTTGGGTCTGTATCGTGTATTGAAATAATACCATTTGGTGAAAGAAGTTGTGAATACATTTCGAAATCATTTTTCACATCCTCATATGAATGTCCAGCATCGATGTGTAAGTAATCAATCTGAATATCGTTTAATACGAAAAAATTGTGAAATGCTTCTTCAGTAGTTTTGGTAATAATACGTGGATGAAACGTTCTTCTAAAAAATGATTCTTCTCTTGCCCAATTTACATTTCCACCAACACCATTCATCGCATCAACTACAAATGTTGCACCAATATCACCCCAATTGTAATCACCATTACCTTCAAAGATTTTGGCTTCATATAAATCAACTCTAGCTTGAGTCATTAAACGAGGGATGAATCCACCACCACTGCCTAAACATACGCAATTTTTAGCTCGCATATACTGAATTAGTGAATAAACAATCAACCCATCCCCTAAGTGTAAATCAGTTGCCCCATGAGACCAACGATACGGGACAGGTGAATATTCTTCTTCGTGAGATTCGTTAAATTCTAAATTGTTCGTAAGATTATTTCGAAGATAATCCAGTTTGTAGAGTGGCTCCATTAATCGAGGTTAGTATTACTAGCTTATAGTTAAATAAGTATTATTAAAATAGTATAAGTAAAAGTGTAGTAGTTATTAAGCTTAGTAGCTAACCCCCTACCCCCTTTATTATAAGTATGCAAGTTTGTTTCAAACGTATATAAATATATATAAATATATTGAGTTAGTTTAATAAAATACTACGAATCTTATCTGCCCACTCATTACGATTATCGAATTTTTTCATATAAGTTTTTATTTTATTGAATTCATTTAATCTTGTTTCGTATGAATCTTTCAAAATAGTCTTAATACATTTGTCAAATTCATTTTTTGTAGCTACCCTATATTTGTAATCTAATTCGGGTGCCCAATCTTTGTTAATTATTGGTAATTTTCCATAATCAACCGCTTGGAATATAGAATATCCAAATGGTTCTTGAAAATATGCTCCGTGAAATATACCCCAATTTTTCAACATAAATTGATGATGAATTTCAGGGTCCCATTGGTAAAAATCTATATTTTTGAAAGTGTAAGTGGTAGTATCCCTTAAATTTTTAACATCATGTTGAGATGTTAAAGCAAATCCTTCATGATCGTTTAACCAATGTAAACATTTTCTAGTCTCGGCTCTCGATGCAAATCCAACTTTACCATTATCTATATGAGTAGTTAAATTTACATTATGTTTGAACTCATAAAAGTTTGGAATATTATAAGTATAGTTTGGAAATTTTTCAATCATTGAAGTAGTATTATTTCCAATCCATATCCTTTTTTTGAATGTTGCAATGTAATCATCGTAAAATTCAGCATCTATTTTAGTTTGAGTTTGTAATAAGCTTAGTTCTGGTATTTTATTTAATACATCAACTAAATCTTTAGCATATGCATGCACAAATACTGAATTAAATTTATCTTCCCATTTCCAAATATGTTCTCTCTTATGATAATGTGGGTGTAAAACATGAACTTCCATCGCAGTTTCCAACCATTGTTCTGTTTTATCAGGATCATCTCCGTGAAAATGGAAAACTAAACCTCTTGGTAGTGATTTTTCATTGAAATTTAATGGACGTTTGGAATCAATTAGTAATTTCCAAGTCTTTTTCATTGGTAGATTCGGCCATACGTGTTCTAAAAAGTAATTAACCCATATATCAGCACCACCTACAATTGTATTTCCAGCACCAGTAGTTATTAATACTCGTTGTTGATGTTTTCTTAATCCATTTTCAGTATATAAACGGTCTTCAATATCAGTAAATTCATTTAAAATTCGGGCAATATCATCTGTATCAATTTCTTGTTTATTTTCGAAATAATCAACTAAATTTTCCTTTAATGTTTGTAATGATTCTCCGACTACTTTTGTCATAATATATAGTTTTTACTCTATATATAAATATATTTTTTCTAAATTATCAATATTTTTTTAGATAATAGAAATTTAATATTTAATTAATCGGACCAAGTATTACACCCCCACCACCCGAACAATCTCCATAATAAGTAAAGTATCCACTTGAATCTATTGAACCATATACTGAACCATCGGAGTAAGCAGTATTATATCCATTGAATACTGAACCATCTGAATTATAATAAGTTTGACCGCTTTGTAATGAACCCAAATAAATGTAGGTGTATATTAGGAATGTATCTCCATTTTTATAATTTGCACACGAACCATCACCACTATCAGCTGCAATACTGAAGCTATAATCAGGTGTAGGATTCCCTCCTCCACTTGATGCTTTTGTTTGAGTTACTACTAACCCAACTGGTTGTAATCCATATCCACTCTGTGGTGTTATTGTTATAGTTCCACTTCGATTTGTGCTAGTATCGGAATATGATTCAATTGCAACATTTATATTTGTAGTACCAGTTCCATAAGTAGAAGATGGTGTAATCCAACCTTGATCATCACCTACACTCCACACCATTGAAGATGGTGAAGTTGTTATTGATATTGTTTGATTACCACCATCGGAATTAATTACAAATGATGATGGACTTACACTAAACACTACTGGAAACGCTTGAGTCACTACTGAAGATGCACTGCCTTGACCTGCACTATTTGATGCTCTAAATGTAATTGTGGCGGTTTTATTAGCACCGGAATTATTATTATTTATAGCATATACACCAACTTGAAAAGAACCAACTCCTGCATTATTTGCAGTTGCAGTCCAAATATTACCATATGGATTTAATACTTCCACATTCCAATCTATTGCAATAAATGCAAAATCACCACCACCATTCATCGATATTTCAGCAGTTGATGGAGTTGTTCCCCCATTTACGTTTGCAGTAACTGTCATATAGTTGTAAGACCCATATGAGTTATATGCAATATCGTTTGGTGTTGTAATTGAAACGGATGGGATTACTGCAGGTGGTGTTCCCACATCTTGACTAAGTGTTGCAGAATCTGATACACCTCCACCTACTTTTGATGCGGTTATCGTAACACTTCTAGCATTTCCGTTATACCCACCTTCACCCTCATAGTTTGGATTTAGGACATATACAAAACTTCCATTTCCTTGGCCCGAAGTAGTGGTTGGTGCATATGCCCAACTAGAATCATCTGATATTTGCCACGAAGTATTCCAAACCGGTGATGTTTTTACATATAAAGTATAAGATGTTCCCTGTCCACTTAAATTATATACATTTGTAATATCATTTCCATTAACATCGGTCAAACGGATGTATTCATCCGTAGCAGGTTGAACTTTGCCCATATCAAACGTAATTGTTCCACCACTATTAGTGTATGCATTTGGTGATGATGGTATTCCAATTGTAACTGAAATCAATCTCGATGTTGAACTTGCAACTTCTGCAAAAGAAGTTGGTGATGGTGAAAATGAAGTAGCATTACCCAATGAGTAATTAATAGAACCATATTTATCAATCGATACATCACCTGTCCAATCTCCCATTGTAAATGTTGCCGCGGGTTGCGTAACTACTACATCTTGTGGAGATGTTTGTTGTCCTGCATTATAATAACCGCTTGGAATTGTCAATTGGATATTTATAGTTCGTTGGGTATTTACTCCGACCGTATAATATGATGATGGTGAATTAAATCCAATACCTGCAGCGTTTCCTAAATTATAAATCACAAGACCATTACTAGCAACCGATACATTACCAGTCCACATACTATATGAAAATACCGGTGCTGCTTGTTGGGTAGTTGTTAAAGTTCCACTAACCGTTCCGGAATTTGTATAACCGGATGGAATGTTTATTACTACAACTACACTTCTCGTAGTGTCTGTATCTACTAATGGGAAATATCCGTTTGAATAACCTGTTGAAAATGTAATGCTTTTTATGCTACCTTTCGTTGGAGTAGGAGCAGTAACGCCCCCGTTAGAATCCACTCTAAATCCAGTCAATCCTGCAGTAGTGAATGTAAACGGCCCATTGTAAGTTTTTCCATAAAATTCATCCATACTATGTGGTTTAGTTAAATTTAATTTTGTAGCAGAAGAATCTAAATCAATTTGTGCTCCTGCACTTTGATTTAATGCGATATTCAAATCATCAAAACTAAGTTCACCTGAAGATTTTATAGTTCCCATTATCGGTTTTCTTTTAACTCTTTAATTTCAGTTTTCAATTCCTTTATAGCTTGAATAAGTAATGGAACTACTTTTTCATATCTAACTGCCATATAACCATCATCTCTAGTCCCAACCGCTTCGGGTAGAACTTCGTTGATTTCTTGTGCAATTATACCAATATCATGTTTTCTGAAAAAGAATCCATCTTCACCTTTACCACCACTTTCAGTATCAATAAATTCATCTGTCCAATCAAATTCAACACCATTTATTTTATCAATTTTATCCAATGCATTTTCAATCGGAATTATATTTTCTTTTAATCGTTTATCCGATGTATAAAACGCAGTGATGTTACCAGTAGCAGTTATAGCACCACCAACTTCTAACATTGTTCCCGTTCCTGCATTTCTATCCATCTTTACATATTTTGATGAATCTCTACCAACCTGAATACCACCTGCAATAATTTCCACAAATGAATTTACCTCAGCAGTTGACCATGTGCAATCTGGCCGATTAGATGAATTTATATAAACACCTTGAGTGTATGTAGATTGTATATCAATATCTACGTTTTGAACCAATCTAAACGTATCCCCATTTCCAATAATGGTAATAGTTGAAGTATAACCATTACTCCCATAATACCCAGTCATTGGTCCTTGCACGGGCCCGTATGCAGCAGAACTACTAGAACCCAAACTATACTTTATTGCCGGATTTGTTGTGCTTTCCAATGTATACCAGTATGAGTATCTAGCTTGATATATAGTATAAGTGGTGTAACCGTCATTTGGTATATAAAAACAAAAACCAGATGAATTATCAGTTAATGAAAATGAATATGTTTTACCATTAGTCGAAACCAATGCAGAATTATTTATTGTAGTTGAAATTGTAGCGTTATCATAATAAGTAGCACCATCAAGTGGGCCAGTATAAGTTCCATTGTTTGAATATGTTCCACTTAAACTACCAAATGATGAATTTTGATTAATTAAAACACGAGGTGCATTACCCGAATCATTTAATGTAATCGTTTTTGAAGTTGAATCTAAGATAATAGCGTTATTATTGGATGATAAGGTATTCGGTCCAATTGCCCAACCACCAATATATCCCGTATTAACCGTTAATGAGCCACCAAACGAACCTGAAGCTGCGGATAAGTTTCCTGCGAAAACACCGGCATTGGCATATATAGTTCCGGTAAATGTTCCACTTGTGGCCGTTACTGCTCCGGTAATATCTACCGAAGTTGCAGTTAAATTACCATTTGAATCTACTTTGAATGGTGAATTTGTTCCTAATGCGATACCATCATTACCTAAATAAACTCCAGCTGCATTTGATGCATATGATGATTTGGTACCTGTATAAAATTGACTACCGCCAATTGAGAATCCACCGATATTTCCACTCGGTGCTGATAGTGCACCTTTGAATGATGCTGCTCCAGCAGATGATATTTTGAATTCTTTCGCAGAAATCCAACCCGCACCTAAAGTTATATCTCCAGCGTTAGTAGTGTAATTATTATCCGAACCTATTGTTCCTCTATATATTGCATTAGCAGAAAGTGTCCATCCACCTACATCACCTGAGTTATGTGAATCGCCATTACTAAATGAACCAACTTTACCACCATCATTAGCAGTTGCTGGATTTTTAATAGTAATAGTTCCCACAATGCCCAACGTAGAACCATCCCAAGTTAAAGAGTTTGTAGCGGATTTTAACGACATTTTATACACACCACTATCACTACCAATGTATATACCATTTGCGTTATAAACTCCAGCTACGGTCTGACCCAATGAAAAATATGGATACGCAGTTCCACCCGAAAGTGTTATGTTTGCAGATGAAACTCCACCGCTATTATTAGTTCCAATATTTAATGTGCTCTGAACATATGAATCTTCAAACAAACCAATTTTAGCTGCTACGAAGAAATCTTCCGAACCAAGTGATTCCCAATAAGAACCAACGGTTGGTGGACCAGTTACACCCGTTGCAGTAGAGGTATGTTGTTGGGTTGTAGCATAATAAGTTCCAGTCCCACTTGCAGGATATAATACCACATCTCTTCGACCTGTTCCTGCTCCCGTACTAAATTGATAAACTCTACCTTCAACCCATGGACCAGTATGAACAACACCAGGACCAGTCTGTCCATCCAACGTCACTAAAACTGAATGAGTTTGTGGAACTGATACTTGAACTCCGGTTGATGTAGTATAATTTACATCAAATGTTGTAACGATACCCGAAGGTGTTGTTGGTGTAGTTGGGGTTATTGTTTTGTTATTGTTATTCGTTCCATTTACTACATTTGAGATATAAAAACTACCAGAAGTATAGGGTGACGAATTATCATATGGATATATCGTATTACCCTCAACTACGGAAATTGAAATTGTAGTAGGTGTTCCGTAAACTCCTGTATTACTTCGTGTCACAATTTGTGATGGTGGAGTTGATACAACAACACCAGGAGCTCCGTTTGAACCATCTACACCTTGTGCTGCGACACCAATACTAAAATTAATAGTTTGAGAATCGGGTGTTCCTTCGGAGTTGATATAACTGATTAACGCAGAACCACTTGCAGATTGTGATAATGAACCTGTGTAAATAATATTAGCAGTTTGTGCAGATTGTGAAAAATATGCACTTACATTACTAATAGTAAATTTATTTGTTCCATTACCATAGGTGTAGTTAGATGCACCTTCTTTAACCGAAACGTTTATTGGTAAGGGTGTCCCAACTCCACTTAATGAACCTGATGTGATTGTTTGTGATTGTGGATTTCCAAATACTGAAATAATTGGTGGAGTTTTCTTTGCTTTTGAATATGATACAATTTTTGAAACATCAGTTGTATCACCATATCCATCCTTATATCTAATATTTAATTCTAACGAACCCGTATCCGAATCCAATCTTGTTATATAATAATCTGCAGTAGAATAATCTAAAGAACCAGTTAAAACGTTTGATGGGATTGCTGAGATTATATCAAATGAATTACTAACAATTAATCCATTACTATGAGTAATAGTTTCACCCCCAATTTTTACACTTACCGAACCACTTGTCAAACTAAATGAACCACTACTTACGAATCCAGTCGATAATGCAGGTAATGTTGCGTTTTCATTTGAAAGTGATACAGATAATCCATCTAATATTTTTACCGGTGTTATTTTTACAATATCCGAAAAATTGTTTCCAAATTGGTCTGAACCTGTAAATTCGTAAGTAGTTTCTCCTGCAATATATGGATACGATGTTCCACTTAATTGATAGGTAGAAACTCCCGTAGTTGGATCATCTGATAAGTGAGTTAATCCCGGCTTTCCACTACCCGAATTAATTGTTATTGGAGTAGTTGTTGATGCTAAATTTTTCCTTTTAGCTTGAACTATGATATTCTGACCACTTGGATTTAATGATAAATCCGTTGCCTTATAAATAAATTGATTTGTATTTGAATTTACAAATAAACTTGGTGCATTATCACCATCCTCAAAACGATATATTGTTTCATATTCATTTAATCCCTCGCATGATGCGGTATAAACAATTGAACCAACTCTAATAGTATTTACACTACCTGAATAATCCAAAGAACCACTAAAATCATGTATATGTAATAATCCACCACCATCTCCTTGATTAGTAATACCACCTGGATATTGAATTTGATTAGGCCAATTAACTCCATACTCTAACGTACCTGATGCTGAATAATTTACAGGATCAATCCAATTACCCAACATATCATATGCAGATGAATAAAAGAATACCGAACCAGTTAGACCATTTCGTTGTGTAGAAAGGTGTAATGATTGATATGGTGGATTAGCGAACGACCCCGTACTAAAACGGAATGCAGTTCTATCTGATGAAAATGATAGGAATTTAGTGCTTGCTAAGAAATTATTACCACCGGTGAATGTTTTTGTTGAATTGACAACTACGGGAATGTAGTTATTATTTATATCATAAAATTCAAATCTAAAATCAAAAGTTTCAACCGGAATGTTTCTTGGAATTTCTTGCACAATTGTAAATTCATCCGGTGAGAATGATGTTTCTTGTGCATTTTGTAATGAGACATTTGATACATACCAATCATCTCCACTAAACTCTAAAACCAATTTAGCATTTGAAGTATTTGTTGCTAATATGTTTTGAGAAATAGATTGTCTTGTTTTGTATATATCTGAACCGCTTACCGTTAAAAAGGTTTGTTGGTAATCTGATGAACTGAAATATGCTTTGAGGGTTTTTTGCCCGTCTATTGACCCGCTTAATAAGGTTTTGAATGAAAGAGTATATTCAACATCTTTCGAAACGTTAAATGATTCGGATGTTATTAATTGTTGAACACCTCCAATGCCGGAATTGTAATCAACTTTTACGGATGCATTAAGTATATCAACGTTTAATGACGTAGGGTGGTCATTGGATGACGTTACCCAATAAGTTGATAAATTAGAATCAGTAAAATTGCCATACGAAATATCAGTATCCAATGTTGATGTTATATCTCTTAGTAATTCAGAAGCCTCTAATTTAGATTCTTGTACAAATTGATAATCACCGACATCATTACGTGATTTACGATAAACCTTAACTCTAGCAACATCACCTACGAATGTTTTTAATTGTTGAATATTAATTTTAGCGAATGAACCTGTCAACGCAGATTCACCTATAATTTGTCCTTCAACATATTCAAATGAGGTTGTGTAAGGTGTAGGTGGGAAATCGGAAACAATACTACCAGTTGTATATGGAATATTTACTAAGATTTCCTTATTATTAAGAACTTCCTTAACCGTTGCAGAATATCCCAATGATGGGATAGAAATTATATTTTCATCTACCGAAGATGTCCAATTTGAATTATCTTCAATTTTTAATTTATATAATGTTCCTGCACTCCAATTATTTATATTACTACCTGCAGTGGGAATTTCAGAAATACCCGAAACTGAACCACTCTGTGTTATATTTGGGATTGTTTTAGAAAAAATAGGTTTAACCAATTCATCAATTGAAATGGTTGGTCTTTTGTAAAATCTAACAATAGTTTCATTATTTAGATTTTTATTTATTTGAAACGTTCTTTCCCACTTTACATTGTAAGTCCCTTGCCATTCAGATGGAATTGGCAATACTAATCCATTTGGGGAAACATAGGTTTTTAATTCACCTAAAATAGTAATTTTTCCAATACCAATCGGAGTATCTTCATACACATGAACTGCAATTAATTTAGATAAACCTTCATAGTATTCTGGTATACCATTACCCGGTTCAAAATAAATGGGATTACCATTTACATCTAAAATTTCAATTTTAATTTCAGTTGTTTCTTTTAGATACTCCGAACCTTCAATTAAGAATCCGTTTTTACCACCGGTTAAGGTTTCTTTCAAATCACTAATTCTGAAATATTCAGACGTTGAGTTATTATCAACTAAAAAAGTTGAATAATTTGAAAGATTCAAAAATGGTGAGTATGATTTTATTATTGCCATAAATTTCTCCTATACTCATATAAATATACATTTTTTTAATACTTATTTGTAAAATACATAGAAACCCATAGAACTCTATAAATTATGAATAAACAACAATATACAACCATACAAATAAAAAAAGAAACCCACATTCTCTTGCAAGAGTATTGCAAGGAACATGGGTATAAATTAAGTGGATTGGTAGAATCGTTGATAAATCATCGAATCACACCTCCTAAGAATGTTTTAAAAGTTAAAACTTCACATGACTAAATCCATCTACTTTTTTAATTTCAAGTAATCCATCTACTACATCTCTCATTGAATCAATGTGGGATATAATCATTACGAAATCGAATTGAGTCTTTAAATATGTAAACAACATAAATAAAGATTGTAAATTCTCACTATCTAATGTTCCAAATCCTTCATCAATTACTAAGAAGTTTGGACGAGGTAAATTACAAATGTTGATTAAAGCAACTCTAATTGCAAGTCCTGATATAAATCTCTCCATACCACTACACATCTCTAAAGACCACTTATTATCACCATAAACAAGGTAAGCATTGATGTTTTTACCATCCATCTCTAATTGCATTCCAAACTCAACAATTTGTGCTAAGATGTTGTTCACCTCACCTTCAATCATTGGGAGTGCCTTTTCAATCAATTCATACGAAACACCATCCTTACTTAATGCATTTAAATAATAGTCAAATAATTTGGATTGTTCCTCCATTTCTTTAACTTCGGTAATTCTTGCTTCGATGGATTGTTTTTGATTTTCTAATGCAGATATTCTACCATTTAAAGATAATACCCTACCATTGACATCTTTTAATTTATTTTTAGTTGTATCTAATTTTTCCCTAACATCTTTTATTTCTGAACGAATCTCTGTATTTTGTTTGATTTGTTCTTCATTTTGATGATATTCTTCAATTAAATGTATCTGTTGTGTAATTTGTGTTTCAATTCTAACTTCATCAGTTTCTAATGCAGATACTTTACTATTAAGATTAAACAATTCCTTTTCTACTTTACCTTCTTTATCTTTCGTATCTAATAAAGTTTTATAATCTACTTCATATATTTGACATTCATTTATCTTTTGTTCTGCTATTTCATTTATACGAATTACATCACCCCATTGTTCTAATACATCTGATAATTGTTCTTCTACATCTTTTTTAGATTCCAAAATAGTTTTAGAATTATCCATACAAATTTCACAATTTGGATTATATTTGTGAGATTCTAAATGGTCTTTCTTATCTTTTAATGAATTGATTTTAATATCTAATTTTTCTAATTCATGTTTAGATGTATTGAATTCTTTTCTACTAAATGTTAATAACTCAATTTTCTCTTCTAACAATTCCTCATCAAATCCATCTATAATTTCATCTAATTGAATTTGTAATTCTTCAAATTTACCGATTTTTTCTTGTAATAAATTTTTATCGGATTGTATTGTAGTTTCCTTTTCCTTTAAAACTTCTAATCGTCTTTCCAATTCATCAATTGAAACACCACTATCTGCATTCAATTTTACAATCTTACCATTTAATCTGATAAGTTCTTTATTATGAGAATCTTCCGCATCCTTCAATCCATTTAACTCTATTTCAGTTAATTTATATTCATTACGAGTAGTTTTTAAATTAGTATCAATTTCAGCTAATTTTGAAGTAAAATCATCTGATTTAAATTTTCGGATAAGTGTTGCATTATCTCTGTTTTCATCTGCTGCTAATTGATAAATTTTATCAAAGATGTTTACACCAATAAATTGAGAAAGAATTTCTTTTCGTTCTGATTGAGATTTATCAATGAATAACGCATTGTTTCCTTGTAAAGATAAGGATGTTAAAACGAAATCTTCAAATTTACCTAAATACTTTTCAATATTTTTATTAGTATCTCTACGTTGTTCTCCATTTAGAGATGTAGTAATACCGGCATCTTCTTTCCAAAAGTTTACATTTACCGAAAGGTTAGTTCCTTTACGAGTCCACTTAGCAGTTCGTTCAATAAAATAATCAACACCATCAATTTCAAAATTAAATTTACAATAGAAATTATCTTTTTGATTATTTAAAATATTCTTTGATGATGATGTTCTCGATGACCTATCAAATATACAAAATGCAAGTGCATCAAATAACGATGATTTACCACTAGCATTTGGAGCAAATACTCCCATAATACCTTGTGCCTTATCAAATCTAATTAAATTATCTTCACCATAAGAAAACATATTACTGAATTCTAATGTCTTTGGTGTCCATAAAATATTTTCGGCTAAATCATCTTGATTAATTCGTGAATTTAAATCCTTATTAATATCTGTGATTTTATCCAACTCGGAATCAGTAAGTAGATATTGTCTTTCTAAGTAATCTCTGATTAAAGAATTTTGAAAAGTTTCATCTTTTACATTACCAACAATATTTTTATTTAATTTATTATTAGTCTTTAATTGACCAATCGTATCTGTTCTTGTTACCGTTACTTCTGCAACATGAAATAATTGTTTCAATTCTGCTATACGAAGTTTCATATCCGAAGCTTCAGTAGATGTAAATCTCAATCGTAAACGTGGATATTTTGGTAGTTTTACATTAACCTCATCATAAACCCATTGTGGAATTACACCATTAATAACATCAATAGTTAAGAATCCAAAATCATTGTGAATATGATGTTCTGTGAATGTACGAGTTGGAATATCCCATAACAAATAGCCATGGTCTTCTAACATCTCTCCGTGATTTTGTTGAATCATTGAACCTGCATATGCAACGTGTTCATATCCTTTACCAAACGTTTGACGTTTGTGAATATCACCCATCATAACCATATCAAACCCATCGAACATATCGACAGTAAATGAGTTAGATGAAACTACATATCCAATATCGGTTAATGCTTTGTTTACCGGCCCGTGAAATAAACAGATTTTATGTTCACCTTCTATCTCATCACCCTTTGGCCAATTTTCCTTCTTATCAAGTATGGAATAAACGACAAAAGTAAGATTATGGATATTATAGACACCAGTATCACGAAGATAGTGGATACGAGGATTGTCCAAATTATTAATAATGGGCGTAAGAACATCTAATCGGTGTGAGTTATTTAAATTACAATCGTGATTACCTGTTATAAGTATTGTTTCACGTAATTTAGAACATTCCGTTAAAAACCAGCTGATTTCTTGAATTAATTCAGGACTCATTTCGGTTTTAGCGTGAGCAATATCTCCTGCTAAATAAATGATAGAATCTTCAATACCATCATCTTTAACTTGTTTTAAAAACTTTTTAAATATCGAACGATATTCTTTGTGTCTTTGCAAATTTCGAATGTGTAAATCTGCTAAGTGGTAAACCTTATTTATAACCATTATTTATAATTGTTTGTATTAAATTCAAATTTTTGATTTGCCAATAAATTAAAATTAGAATCAATGTTATTTTTATGTTTTATATAATATGAGTGTATTTCATCATATGTCATTTTATTAATAATATCTAAATTACTTCGATATTGTTGTAATATTTCATCGGTTGAAAACTTTGGAGTTAAATCAAACAAATCATCCGCCAACCAAAATCCAATCGATTTTAGATATTCATTTATATAAGAACTACCTAATATTAATGGTATATTCTTTGATATAAATGGATTCCATGCTTTTTCACTTAAATGAATTTCATCACCAACTAAGACTGATGTTTCCAAAATACAACTGATGTATGATGTCATTGTAATTGGTAATGGTGGAATTTCTACATTTACATTTCCAACTAAACTTAATTCATATGGAGTATCTAATATAGTTGGAATGTGTTCATTTCTAAATTTAAGCAATCCTTCACTTATTTCAGAATCATCATAATTGCATGCAAATGCACTATACCCTAACCACGAATCGGAATCTAATCCTATATTATATACATATTTAAATGTCTGTAATCTCTCTTTTTTATCCACACCAATAATCATATTCATCTTCTTTTGACGAATATTTCCTTTAAATGTATCAACTACAAATTCAAGTGATTTCCAATAACTTTGATGGGGTGCACGGAATCTGTAATAATTACAATTCGAACTATACCCATTTTCAGATTTTAAAAATCTATTAGAAAATATAGTATAGATTTTAGTATCGGTATAAGGTAGGGTGTGATCATCTTCAAATAAAACAAATTTACAATCATTGTATTTTTTAGATAATTTTAATATAGTTTTGTTAAAATCTTCTAAGTTATGATTGAAAATGTATTTAAAATCAAATACAACTATATCATCCCTCTGTGGATTAATTGTATCTAATTTCTGAATTAACTTATTCAAATAAGGTGGTTCACCTATTATCTTTCTTTCAATATTTTCCGTATCATCAAATTTATGAAAAATATGAGGTTCATTAAAATTTAGTAAATCATACCAAGCAACGTAAGAACCCTTACCAATATGTTGTGGAATTATGTGAATCATAAATTGAATAATTTTTGTTTTATAACATCAGAAAAATCAGTTTCAGTAGATTCTTTGAGAATTTGATTCACTCTACTAAATCCCATTTCGCCTGCATCTTTATCGGATGGGATGATGTTTCTAACCTCAATACCTTGATTACCCAACTGAACTACATAATTCAATGCTTGTTGTTGTGCATCCTTATCTAACAATATATTGATGTGTTTAACCTCTTTTTTATATATACTATCCATCAATTTTTTTGGAATAAATTTACCCAATATCGGAATAGCGTTTCGTTTAACTGCCATTGCATCAAACGCACCTTCTACAATTGTAATTGGTTCATTCCAATTTATTTGGTTTTCAAACATAATAACATTCTTTGAAACCGGTGGATTTTTATATTTGTATGGTTCATCCTCAAATACTGAACGTGCAATAAAATAATTCAATTTATTATCGGAATCATACGATGGGATGATAATTCTACCATTATATAAACCAGAATCACAATATCCAATATTATAACGTATAATATCTTCAGTAGTAATTCCACGATTATCTGCGTAGTATTTTACTTTTCTGAATGTTGGATTTATACCCTTTGGAGTTTCTAATAAAGATTTGAATTCATTTGGTAAACGTAATTCAATTTTCTCCTCTTCGGAATCATTTGAATAAACTACATAATCATCACCATAGATTTCATATACCTTTTTAAGTTTATGAGAATCTACGTGAAGTTTCTTTAATAATCCTTGTATTCGTTTTCCTTTTGCATCACATACCCAACAATGCCATTGCTGAGTTTCCAAATTGACTTGTAGTTTTTTCTTATGGTGATGACAGAATGGACAATGATGGGCCTGTTCATCTCCTTTTAGGGACGAACCAACACCTAATGTGTCATTCAAAATACTAATAATTGTTAGTTTATCTCGTTGTGAGAGCATACCTTATACACTTTACTTAGTAAAGATACGAAATTATTTTGATAATTCCAAATCTTTTCGAAAGAATTTTCCAAGTAAAGTGTCATTTAATGCATTTTCATCCACTAAAACGTTATGAGCAAATTGTTCTTGTAATTCGTAGTAAGTAAGTGATTTAGTAGATGAGCAGAAACGTAGTATTTCTAATTGTAGTTGGTCATTGGTTGTATCCAAAAACCATTCACTTACGGATTTGTTTGATGAACGATACGTTTTCCAATCGGATTCTTTAGTCACCATCTCATATCGTTTCATACGTTTATCGGTTAAAAGAGCAATTTCCTTTTTACCAAAATTACGTTTTCTGATTGATGCAACGTTTTTCTTTCCAATATAATATTGTCCAGTTTTTCCGTTTGTAATTTTATAAATAAATCCAATAGTGCCTTCTGGCATATCTGATAATTCTGTAATATAACTTCCTTTATATGTCCAACTCATAGTTAAAAAATTTGAAATCATCTTTATATTTTTCTTTAACCCAATCTTTTATCCAAACATCCTTGTAATAAAATTTGTATAATTTATCACTATTTAAATTGGGATGGGTTTCCCACATTAAGTTTCTGTTTAAGTGTGGAATGTTAATGTTGTTAATATTTAGTTTTTTTAAAACGAATTTTAAATCATCATTAAAATTTTCATATCTACCAACGAACGATATTTTTTTAGTATTCGTCTTTCCGTGATTTGTGAAATAGGTTTGTGGAAAATATAGATAATCTAAATTATCTATTCTTTGGATGAAATTGGAAAATGATTGAGATTTACCATCACGTTTTGTGTGGTCATACCATGATGCTAGACGTGTAAATGGGTTTCTTACAAATGTAAAAATAAAATAATCCTCAATATTACCCAATTCATTAATAGTTCCATGAGACATAATAGTTTCAGTTCCATCAATATTTGACAATATTTCGGTTATGGATGAACCTCCAGTTTTGGGAATATGAATATATGCCCATTTATATTTGTGGTTGATTAATAACCCCACTTACTAAAATTTAGCGTTTGATTGAATCCGAATATTTCTTCTCTAATAATTTACCACCTCTTGCTTTCGCAATAGCTTGTTCATCTTTTTGAAGTTTCTTTGAATCAACTGATAATGGTGTCTTATCCTTTGATTTGTCTGCTAATTTAGAAAATGCAGATTGTTTGTATAATTCTTCGATTGTTGCCATTATATTATTCCTTATATAGTATAAATATAGATTAAGTATCAAAACGTATTATGAAGTTAATATCATAATCCGGTAAGTTTTTAATTGGTTGTGGTAATTTAGCAATTGCAACCATATCATTATTATCATCATATAGACCAATAGTAGTGATATAGGTTGAAATATATGAACCAGTCGGGTCAACCGAACCAAAGTTATAATAATCATCCCACGAACCAGTTGAAGAACCCATAGTTCCATAGAACTCTTCCTTTCTACTGATGTCTAAGATTTCTTTCATAGTTCTAATTCCGCCAGGAGAGTTATTTGTGGTTGGTGTAGTTTCAAACTCATATGAACCACTTAATGTTATATTAATTGCAGATGGATTTTGTGAATAATTAAATTCTCCGGCTCTAGCAGTAATTAATACTTCGGTTTCATATATAGTTTGAGTAGAACGATATTCCAATGTATAATTCTCTAATGTAATGCCCGTTAATACAAGTGTTCCATCTGAATAGAAAACATTTCCATATAAAAGTTGACTTATATCAATTCCATTAAAGTCTAATTTATTTTTAAATGAAACTAAATTGTTCTCAAAATCAATTTGAAGAATATAATGTTCATCCGAATCACCATCAAATGTTAAAATACAAAAACCAGTTTCCAAATCTAATGATGTCATTGTAATCTCATAATAAACCGAATCATCCGAAATGACAAGTTTATTATTTTCAACATCCATACTCTCCAATCTATATGTTGGATTTGGGGCTATTATTTTACCATACCCATCATCAATATATGTCTTTTGAGTAGCTTCATTAGTTAAATTAATAGAATGACGTTTTATTTGTTCGCCAAATTTGTTTCTATCAATATCAATTACATATATAGTATCCGAAATAACTCGTTCGGTTTGTATATTTGCTATGTTTTTGGTGCTACCAAAAAGAGTTACGACATTACCTTCGTTTGAATAATATTTTGATTTAATCGAACGATAAGCCGGATTACTACCTGATAAAATACTTACAGGGTATTCCGATTGATTAGTATTCCAAAGTTTATAAACTTGGAATTTCCTTTTCGATACGTTTGATTTTGGTATTGATTTAAACATAATAATTTCCTACTCTATATAAATATTAGTTAAACAAAAAACCCCCATTTAAGGGGGTTCTTAGTAATATAGAATTGTGATTAGAAATCTAATTTAACTTTGATTAGGATTTCCTTATCAAATGATTTTGGAATCGGTTGTGATGTTTTAGCAACTGCAATCATTTCGTTTGCATCGTTGTATAAACCAACCGTTGTAATAAATGTTTTAGGGTCTCTTTCAAATGTTGATTCTGCAAAAGTTCCATCTGAACCACTTACGAATGTAGGGTTGTTTGAGAAGTTAAATTCTCTGTTTGTTGCTCTTACAAAATAGTGTGCAGTTGAAACGTTTTCAGTTCTTCTTGCTTGGAAATCACCACCACCCTTAATTGCGTTATGTAATAAGAATTGATTTTGTCCTTCATATGCAACACCAGTGTAAATTGATTTACCACCTACTGAACCACTATCGATTGATGTTCCAATTGTGTTTTCAATTGCTTGTGGATTCAATACTACCAAACCTTGGTCTGGATAAAATAATCCAAAACCTTGTCCATTTGATGCAGTTAATGAATTTATAGTTGCTTCGTTTTCAGTTCCTAAATTTAATGAACCACTACCAACGTAGAATACTCTACCTGCTTTACCAACTGTGTCAGAGAATTTCTTACCCGAATCATCGATAAGTGTAATTGTTCCCAATGAACCACTTAGGTTTAATGACCAGTTACCGGCATCCATCGTTTCTTTGTATCTACTACGAGCTACATTAATAACGTAAATATCCGAAGAATCATGAACACCATCTGCAGATGAAGAATAGAATGTAAAATAATTATCATCTTGTTCTAATAAAATAGAACGATATTGTGCATAAGTTGCTTTAGTTGCTAAGGTTGATGTATCATCATTTGTTAGAGATACTGAACCACTTGCAGTTTTGTGTCCGTATGCAACTGCGTATTGAACTGCAGCACCTTCATCCGTTGCTGGGTCTGTTGAATATACGTTTGTATAATAATTTTTAGAAGTAGCAGATTGAGTCGATGATGTATAGAATGAAGTTAAACTTCCCGTATCACCACTCCAAAGACCAGTAGTTACGATTTCTACCTTACCTGTTACTTGGTCAAATTCACCAAATCTTTTATAAATTCCCGTAGAGATTGAACCTCCTTGAGAACCCAATTTATCACCACCCGTTAGGTATTGATTGATAATTTGTGTTAATTGCTCAGATGTAAGATTTCCTTGTTGACCGTTTAAATACGTTGCCAACTCTGAAGTTAAATTTACACCTGCTTGTCCTGTAATTTGTGCCATATCTTTTTACTCTCCGTTATTATTTTGGTTGCACATATGTCACGGTCACCGGGATTGATTGAGAACCACCAGTTTCGTTACCATATACGGTAATTGTAGTTTTAATAGTTGTTGTAATGTTTGGATTAGGAATGAAAGTAAATGCTAATCCTCTTTCTACTGCCGCAGTTGTTGTGATTTCATCACCTAAGAATACTGGAATAGTTCCACTTCCTGCTGCTAAACCACTACCAACGATAGAACCTGCGTTTTTATTTGCAAGAACAATAGTATATCCAGATTGTGTATTACCACTTGGAGATGTAGTTGGTGTCAAAGAAACCTGACCTGAATTCTGATTTACAGAAATTGATGGAACACCAAATTCTACTTTAGGAATTTTAGTTGTGCCTTTTGGTAAAGTTACTAATCTGTATCTTAAAACTTGTGTTTCATCCGGTGAAGCTTCTGTCACAGGAATTGCTCTAATCGCAGCATCATAGTATGCAGAACCCTTTGGGTGTGCTGGTTCGTATAATGTATAATCGATTTCGTCATCACCTAATGCGAACTTCGTAATGTTTAATCCTTCACCTGTTGCTAATTTTTCTCTACCTTTTTTGGTAAGAATTGCATCAACGGTAATTTCTGAATTGTCTAAATAAGCCATAATTTTTATTCCTCTTTACTTTCAGTATATAAATATAAGTATTTTATAAAATTAAATATTTTTCAATATTACTCAACTTCTAATATTGGTTCACCACTTCCTCTACCTGTGTTAGAAACTTTCAATGTATTTGGATTCGTAGTAAATGTTACAACTGCATCACCACCATCTAATGTGGTTTTAGATGTTTGTTTTGAACCATTAAAGAAACTATTTTCCAAACCAGTTGTTAAATCTCCTACATTTTTATAGTGAGATGGTAAGTATCCATTTAATGGAGTAACTTCTACAATATTTCCATTAACAGATGGTGCACTTGCATCCCAATCTAAAATAGTTATTTTATATCGGTATTCTGTTTGTGAAATCATTTCCGTTCCTAATGAAGAATCATTTGGATTTATATTTTGTGGAACATTTATAGTATAACTTTCTTTTATACGATATACTTTTTTACGTTCTTTTGTAATATTTCCAAATTTATCTAATTTAGTAATTTGTGAATTTCCATCTGAACCCCACAATCCAAATCCTTTTACTGAAATTGAATCTGGATCCATTCCTACTTGAATATATGAAGTAGCATCATATTCACCCATTATAGATGAACCCAAATTTGCATCAATATTAAATACAATACCACCCATATCAGAACCTGAATTTATAGTCATATATCCTCTTTGGATATTGGTAGTTGTAGTATCAATTGATGATGTAATATTTGAAACATCACCACCAACAAAAACATCAGTAATTGAAGTTATAACACCATCGTATTGTGGATTTACAACCTCTAAATTAACATCTGATGTTGTGCTTATAATAACATTATCAATTACATCATATGTAGAAATTACGTTTGTATTGGATTCAACATCAATTGAAGTTTCTAATGTATTATCCGTTGCAGTTGGTTTACTCCACTTAACTTTACTTCTTTCTAAAATATGTGGTTCAATTAATAAACCAGATGAAACCTTTGCTCGAGCAGGAACTAATGATTCTAATGTATCAAATAAAGATTTGTCAATGTATCTAACTAATTGAACATATTCATTGAAATTTAAATCATATCTATCGAAATAATAGTTTCGTAATGTAGAAAGAGATTTATATTCATCTTTATATTCATCCGATGGATCACCGATATAATCATCAATATTGAATTGTCCTAATGATTTTAGAATATCCATATTAATCTCCTTAATTGGAGAGAAGAATAATCCTAATCTATCTGAATCAATTGGTGATTGATCAAATGATTTTTTAGTAGAACGAGTTTTGTAATCCAACCCAATACCAGTTTCGGATTCTGAATTTATCTCATTTCCACTTAAATCATATTGTGTTTCAACTCTAAATTTATTTCCAACATTAAAACCAGAAGAAGGAACATTTGCAGTTACACTTCTTTCATATGGTGTATAGTTATATGGATATTCTGTAATAGAATTAAATCCAGATGCAATTGCAAATGATTCACCATAGGTATAATTCATTGCAACGTTTTTGATTTGGATTTCCATTCCTACATTTTTAGGATATTCAAAATCTAAACGGAATAATAAATCATCAGTAGATGCTGAAATGTGATTACCATCAATAGCATCGGGTAATAAAGCGTGATTATCAATACGTGATTCGTTCAATGCAGTTGACCATACTCTAACCTCATCAATTGAACCGGTAAATCCATTACCAATAACTAATTCAGAACCACTTTTCCAAGAAGTTGTATCAATATCTAATTGAAGTTGAATTGAGCCAGAATTTCTGATTCTACCATCAAATCCTTCTTTTATATAAATGGTATATAATTCTTTAGTAGTATTGGTTGATTTATTTAATGTTAAATTGTAATACTCATCATAGAATACCGGAACATAATCTGTATAAACTGAATGTTCAACTCCACTACCACTAATTGTAAATTTAACTCTTCCTAAATAGTTTGAACCACTTTCGATTTCCAATCTCCAAGCATTCGAAACTTCCGCAACTAATTGGTCTTGCTTTTCAGTTGTGTTCAAGCGAATTTCTATCGAATTTGGAAAATCCGATGTTTCAACGTATTCTTTATATGGAATACTAATTTGTGATGAATTCGTTAAATTGATTGCTGCAGTTCTATCATCATATGTAAATTGTGTTACACCTGTAGAATCTGGATCTGTTGGTCCACCGAACTCCATTATAGTTAATAATGAAGCAGGAATACCATAACAAGCCATTGCAGCATGTAATGCTCGTTTAGTTCCTTTATGTTTATTAAGATATGGTAAGTTATTTAATAATCTTCTCCATATTTCGTTTTGTCTATCTTTTCCACTCATTGATGAAACTTCAGTTCCATCTGAATGTTTACCAAATGCATATTCCCATAAGAATTGAGATTTAACTCCCATATCGGCATCCCATCCAAGAGATTCCAACATATGATAAATTAAATCATCCTTAATACCAGATTCATATTTGTGTTCAAGTTTTTTAGCTTGAGATATTCCTTTAATATGTGCCCATAAAATATCAAAGTGTTGACCAATCATATTAAAGAATAATACGAATTCTTGACCATTCTCATCTTCTCTTATGTGTTGTGGTAAATTATTTACAAACGATGATACGTTGTAATAATCATAATCACGAGCAGAAGAAACAATTCCATTATACCAACTCGTAACAGAACTATCAGTCGATGCACTTAATTCATTTTGTCCTGCACCTGGATATGATAATGACGATGATTCATTATATAAGAATTTTTCAAATGAATCAAATCCACGTTTAAGTTCATTAATATTTGATACAATTTGTTTTGCTTCGTTAGATGCTGCAATTGAACTCGTATTTTCATTAAGAGATTCGTATCTAGCATTATATCTTTCAATCGTTTCAACTTTGTAAACAAAATTATGAACACGTTCTTCTGCAGATGAATATTTAACAAAATTAGACCACCAATAATCTTCTTCGCCTAATACTATAATAGAACCACCATCAATTGATGTTTCTAACACTTTAGATGAGGTTACGAACTTTATATCTAAATTATCCAATGAAAATTCAGATGACGATATAAATTGATTTACTAAATCGGTTGAAGTAGTTGAACCACTTGCAACTAAATCATCTAATATTTGATAGCCAATATCATCACCAATATCCAAATTAAAATTAGGAGTTAGTGGTGTGCAATCATTTACTAAATCACCTAAGATTGTGATTTGCTCAATAATTGGAATTGATTGAATTTTAGAAATCCAAAGTTGTTGGTTCGGTTGAACTGATGTTGGTAATGGTTCGTATAATTTTAAAACCAATGATTTTTCTTCTTTGATTTTCTTTTTATACTTCTGTCCATTTGAATCGAATCCTTCATCATATACAGAAAAGGTTTCGGTGTCAATTCCCCACGTTGCAATTAATTTATTATCACCATCACCAAAGTGTGCATAGTGTGTTAATAATTTAGATATTTCATCTTTAAATAAAGAATCATCTAAAGTCATTTGGAATGCAGAACGAATATCCGAAACTACATTTCCTCTTCTAAGTTTTAAATCACCTTTATCAAATAATATAGATATTTCTTCATTCTTACCTTCTGTTAATTCATCACCTTCAGAATTGTATGGTATTAAAATAAATTTGAATTGTATCTTATCAGTATCTTCATTATATTCTGCATTAGCTTTTTTCAATATTTGGCTAACGTTAAATGTAGCAAGACCAGAAGGTGAAAATCTACCCAATACAAATTGAGAATCTTTTTTAGAAACGTAAATATCTACATAATTTGCATTAATAGATTGCCAACTAATATCAAATGGAACATCAAATCCTGCAAAATCTTTACCCTTAATGGTTTCAGGATAATATATGTTTGTAATATCCGGACCAGGTAAATAAGATTTACTTAATACGTTTATTGATATTGATTGAGTTGAACCACTACCACCTCTCGATGAAACTGGTTGTAAGTATAATGTGTAATTCCCAATTCCATTTACAAATTCTGATTGAGATAAATCAATGACACCATTGGTTGGTAATTGTCTTTGAATATTACCCAATGACATTATTACAAAATCAGAATTTTCAGATGTATATGAAATTTGTAATGGGTTTGAATCATTTATATTCCAAGTAAAATTTGTATCCGATACTGAAAGTGTTGGTGAATTTGGAGCAGGAACAACGTTGTTTTTACTAGCAACCATTTCGATGGTAGTTTGACCAATCGGTAGCGTTACTTTAAAATCACTATTGTTAGAAACTACGTTTGTTAATGAATTCTTAACAATTGCATTAAATGAATACGTTTCACCTTTATCACCTATAAATTCTATATAATTAGGATTACCTAAATTTACATTAATAATTGTATCGGCATTAATAGTACCAGTTTGACCATCCGATGTTCGATATGAAATTAATCCGTATTTGTATATATCTGCTTTGATTGATACAACTGCAGTAGGAATTTCAGATGGAATAATTACTTCTGGTTGAGTAAATTGTAAATTAGCATAAGGTGTATCTAATGGATTTATTTGAGTATATTCATTAGGTTGTCCATCTACCATTTTAGTGATTACAATTTGATATTGCTTAACTGATGGTGTTACGATTGGAGGGTTCGAACCGGCAGCACTTCCTGCACCACTATTTCCTCCGCTATTGTAACCAGAATTTCCACTTAAATTGTATGGGTCGTTGTATGCCATTAGTTAATTTCCACTTTATTTATAATTTTAATTTGCAGTGATTAAATACTTTTCAGTTAATTTAGTTGATGAATTATATACTTCAATTAATTTAGAACTCGTATTTAATTCTTTCTCTCTAAAAATTAAAGTATGGGGAGTTTTATATCCACTATCACTTCCATTAATGTATATTGAGCAATTTGTTGGAGATGAATTTACACTAAACGCAATTTCTCTATCACTTTCTACTATACTTGGTGCAGTTCCTCCACCTCCTCCGCCACCGCCGGAGTAATCATATAGATTATCAATACCAGAATCTTGTGTTAATGATTGAATCATAATTTACTTTCTCTTTCTATATAAGTATTTTAAGGATATAAAATTGGTTGTATTAAACGAAGTTCCACCAAAGAATCGTATATATCTTTTATATTTCCTCCAATTTGTTTATGTCGTTCAACTACTAATCTGACACACTCCACTTTATTCATATTGGTAAATTTATCAGAACCTTGCCAATGGTAATATGAGTTTTTAGTATTAACTCGTATTTCATCATATCCTAATGAATAATATGAAACAATTCGTTGTAATAAATGTTCACATAAAAAATGTGAAATTAACGAATTACCAACTGCTAATTCTGAATTTAATTTTGTTATATAATCTTCATTTTTCAAATACCATTCTCGTAAAGTTTCATATGATTTGATAAAATATTGTAATACTCCATTATTAGATTTCCAATGTATTAAGTTAGTTGAAAAACTTTTGGTTTGAGTATTATCCCATTCAGGTATTAATTGAGATATTCCTAACTTATTTACAATATCATATGATTCTTTTATATAACCATCATTTGGTAAATTTACTATTTCATCAAATGAAACAAAAGTTGATTGATTTTTATTAAATTCTAATTTTGAATGTAAAAATACATCACCATCAATTGTAATATAATCATCACTTCTAGTTTTCCAAATATAAATTTTAGTATCATCAAATAAACGATAATCTAAATTATCTATATTATAAGTTTCATCTACATAATCACCCAATCTATCAACAGCATCAGTTGAACCATATAATATAGTTTCATACCCCAATTCTTTAGCCATATGAATTGATAAATAAAACATATCATAGATATATGGACTATGTGGCACTTCTGGCATTCTATTTGCCAAACTCCAAATTAATTTCATATAACAATATTATTAACGTAGATATTCTGTGTTGTTATTTATATTACCTGAATATGATGGTATATAAGGGTCACCCGCACCACCCGTTTTAGGTGTAGGTGGTTCTGGTACAACTGCAGGAATTATTGGTGTTGGAACTACGGGAGTTGACGGAACATCATAATATGGGTAACCACCTATATCATATTTAATTGTAGGTGGAGGTGTGATTTCCGGCTGAGTCACTATTATAGTTTTAGGATTTTCCTTAATTGGTTGAATTGGTTTATCTTCTGCAGGTGTTGGTGCTGTAAAAATACAACTACCATCATCCTCTTTTGCAAGTGGATTGTAATTTAATGCATTTGGATTCATACAACCTCTAACAACTGATTGACGATTATCTAACACATTACTTTGATATTTATTACCCGATTGAATTGTTTTCAAAATTTGGGTAGTTTTATCTAATGTTTCTTGTTCTTCTTTAGTTAAAATATTTTCCTCTTGAATATTTCGTTGAGGTAAGAATTTATCAATTATTTTTATTAATATTGAACCAATTGTTTCTTTAATTTTTTCAACTGAAAGTTCTATTGGAATTGTAGTGGAAAGTGGTTTACCATAATCTAATGATGATATATCCCAATTTCGGTTTTCAATATAGTATTGAGTTGCTTCAATTAGAGTTTCTCTAATTTGATTCATAAACAATTCAAAATCTTGTATCTTAAATTCTTTCTGAATTAACTTAACGTAATTATCACCACTAGCAACCGTTCCATTCAATATTAAAAAGTTTTTTAATACATCTTCGATTTTAATTGCTTCAATCATTGGTTTTACAAAATAAATCGTATCATCTCTGAATTGTCCCTCTTTTAAAAGAACATCTAATCTAAGTTGTAAATCTTCTAAAACTTCTTCGTTATTATCTTCCAATGGTAAGACACGAATTTCAGTACGAGATGGTGAAATTTCATGTATCCAAAGTTTATCTTTATCAATAACTTCAGAACCAACTCGTCTGTTTAATAAATTAATTTGAGTTTTAAAAATACCATTTGAGTATCCCGCTTCGGTTACTAATTTTTCAATATCAATAATATACTCATCTGCACCATTCATTCTTTGTCTAGATTTAGTATTCGTAATTAAAAAGTATTTACGAATATTTTCACTATTCAATGGAATGTATTTTACCATTAATCCACTATCACCTTGTGGTAATTGATTATCATTAATATCGTAGATTATGAATTCAATCAAATCAGCAGAACCCATACCAAAATAAGCCTTACCAACTTCACGTTCGAAAATAGCTCTATCCTTTGGGTCTACCTTATATCCCTTTTTTTCAATTACCTCTTTGAATCCTTTTATTGCCATACTGCACCTACTTTATTAACGGTTGATTTATTTATGTAATAAATCATTTTACTGAATGATACTCCTACTTTATGTATAAGATTTCCATATAAATTGTCAGTTTTCAATACACCCATTTCATATGCCATATGTTCTGACCAATGTTTGATAAAAGTATAATAGAATATTTTTGTTCCTGTTGGATTTTTTTTCATCCATTCAACCACTGGTGATGCCCACTGCCAATATCCTTGTAATATATTTTTATTGTTTTTATACATATGGTAGCCAAATCTTCTATCTGCTAAGAATATATTTTCTGGCATCAATCCTTGATTATACATCTCTGTGCAAATTATAGTTCCCTTCTTAGGTGCCGGAGCTGCTGCACCTGCTGCTGCTGCACTTGCTGCTGCTAAGTTTGCTTGTGAAATTGCTTCACCTTGTGCTTTTGCTAATTGAATAAATGCATCATTTAATTGTTTATTCAAATCTATAATTTGATTATTAGCATCAGTCAATTGTGCTTGTGCTTGTTTTGTAAATTCAATGAACGATGATTTTTCTGCTAACAAACCTTGTAGTTGTGCTTCAGTTGAAACTCGTTCAATACCTTCTTTAACACCCTTAGATAATGCAGATTGATAATCCAAAATTGTTGCTGCATATTTGGTATTTGCAGTATCTCTTTCTGTTTCCGCACTTGCTCTTAATAATTTTTCTAAATCTAATTTAACATTCAAATCATCAATTTCGATTTTTAATCTTTCGATTTGTTGTAATGCTAAATTTAATTGTTTTGTTAAATCTTTTATTTGATTTAATGCACTTTGGTATTTTAAGAATAAATCATCAAATACCGTTTTTAAAACCGTAGCAGGTCCTTCGGGTGTTTGATTTCCAATTAACTCATCTACAATCGTATCAACTGCTTTTACTAATTGTTGTTCATTGTAAATAGGACGTTCAACATATCCAAATGATTCACCATCCGTATTTAGTGCAGTATTGACAACTAAATTTCCACCGCCATCAAATGTTTGATTTAATGCGGAAGAACCACTATTCATTAGTTCACTTAATATAAACTCGTTATCTAATGCCATATTATTTTTCTATTGTAAATGTTAAATCTTTATCGGAAAAATATTCAATAACACCGTTTCGTTCTACTTTTATTTCAATGTAGTATTCTCTATTAGTTTCCCAATTGGTAAGATTTAATTTGAAGAAATTACCATTACCATCACAACTTACTTTTGTGTAATCGCTGAATGGGATAATAACCTCCTCCGTAATAACATCCTTTATTTGATAGTAAGTAGTTGCAGGTAAATAAGTTACGTCATTATATGCAAATTGATTACCATAGTGTTTAAGTGGGTATTTCTCTCTACCGAACACTTTAATCTCAGGTGAACTACCAACCTTATATTTAGTTTTTAGTCTCTTAAATGTGACATATATATCATCAGCGGTTAATTCTGGTAATGAACCAGTAGTAAAGGTGGAATCATCCCATCCAATTCTAACTTTTGGTTGATATATAGTGTTTGTTTCCTTTGAGAAGAATTTTAATTGTCCATAATCGTTTGTATCATTTTCTAATATAGAATCATGTTTTAATATCAATCCATCATTTGGAATATCACCACTTATCCACAAATTCATCATATCGATAATATCCATTTCAACATCACAACTCTGATATTCGTATGCTTGAGTTGCAACAGAACTCGTATACCAAGTTCCACCCTTTCCGTTATATGAACCAGTAGATTCCGGCGATAATGAATCTGAACGTAACCATGCAGTTGATGTGGATAATGAATTCCATGTTACACCATCCGTAGTTATTTCATCAAATCTAGTACCAATTCCCATTTCCCAACTCTGTGAAACCGGATATGCATATAATGTATATGATAATGGAATTTCGTTTGCTTCACACTCTCTTAAAATTAATTCGGCAGAACTCATTGTAATTTCACCCGAATATAATGATGATGATAATTGAGTTGTATCAAATTTAATCAAAGAATGTGATATATCTTTTAAGTTTCCATAATAAGTTTTAGAAACTTCTAATATCTCATCCAACCCAGTATTTTGATTAGGTTGTTGTAAATAAATCGATGCATCTTTTGATGCTGTTAAAAAATATATCATTATACTACTCTCCCTTTAATATCTTTATTTGGATATTTAACTTCAAAAACCGATGGGTCTACCGATGGATATACCATTTTACCCTTTGTTGCTGATGATATATTATATGAGTTCTTTGAATAATTACCCAAACATTTATTTACAATATCACATTTTGGAACTGATTGAACTCCTTCAATACCTGCAATTAATAATTCAATTTCAGAAATATTGATTGGCATATTAAACGTCCAATTATCTATATTAAAATAATTTTGAAGTTCGGTAATACATTTCGTTAAAACTTCTCTTTTGTTATATCCACCATAAACTCTGATTTCGAAATCTACTCCGATGTTGATTACAAATCCATCTAATAAATTTACACCATCAGTTAATAAACGATATTCACTTAAATAAGTTTTTAAGTTTTGTTTAACTGCCTTATTAAGTGGTATAACATTTTTATTTGAATCATAACCCAATACATACAAATTAATTGCAAACGGATTATTCTTTTCATTCAAATTGTTTTTCTTACCAATTAAGAATTTATTTATACTATCCTTAATTTCCATTTCAGATTTACCTTGCATTGATTGAACCAATTGTGTAAATTCGGAAAGTGTATCTGGATTTGAAAGGATTGATGATGGTGAATTATTATCCAACTCTCCATCGGGTGCACAATATGCTTTTGCAATACCACCATACTTTGCAGGTAGCGATAAAGCTCTTACTTGATAATCTTTACGAGTCACTGCACGATTTTGAGAACCAAAGTTTGCCAATGCATTTTCTCTAATTTCTTCAATCGTCTCTTCACCTCTACCACCTGTTGCCGGAATTTCATTTGATACCGCAACCGATGATTTTGCTTGTTTGTATAATCTTAAATCATTTGTATTAAACGCGGTTATATCATCATCAAATTCTACTCTATCGATTGTAGTTAAATCTCCCGCAGGAACGTTTGAATTTATACCACCCCCAACTAAATATGAAAATGTAATAGTAGTGTTCGATGGTGCCTGACCGTATGTTGTTGTTTTTAAGAAATTTGCAGGGTCAAATGATGCACCCAATTTATCAATTGATGATTTTAAACCCAATCCAACATTTTTAAAATTTGGTATGAGAGTTTCATCCGATGATGCGGAATTACCTCCACCAAAAACAATTGTTGTAGTATTATCTGAATTTATTTTCGTAACGAATCTACGTGATGTTTTTGTTAATTTTAAAACACTTGATACTGAATCTTTAAATTCAACTAAATCCTTATCAGTTTGTTCCGATATTGGATAATCTACAAAAACCATTTCTTGTGCAAGATATGGAACTTCATACCACTTATTACCATTTGAATCTTTAACATCGTAAATTTGAATAACATCTGTATCTGCAATATCAATTTTTGAAAATTGCTGAGATGCACCAAAATCAACTGATTGAGTTCTTAAAGTAGCAGAAATAGCATTTACTTGTTTCTTTACTAAATATAATGAAGGTTCACCGGTGTTCTCATCCTTTGTGTATATGGTGATTTCACGAGTAGTATCATCATTAAAATCAACCATTTCAGTTGTTCTAAATTTAATATCATCTCTACCAGAAACAATCATCCCTTCTTTTATTCTTAAATAATAATCATTATCTGGTCTGTTTGTATCACCACTTCCAATTGCAGGAACTAATTGATACACCGATAATGTTGTTATTGCAGGTGATGTTATTTTTGGTTTGTATCCTAAATATTGTGCAAGAGCAAGAACGTTTTCTTTATCTTCTGCATATAACATTAAGGATTCTTTTAATGTATCATCTGTATAGTATGAAAGAACGTCACCAACATATGATGCCATTTCTATAAACATCATACCAGGAGATGATTCGTTAAAATCTGAATATGTTTTTGGAAAATATGTTTTGGCATATTCAATTAAGTTTTCTCTAAATTTAGAAAAATCTTTATTAAGATACTTTATATCTCTTCCTTGATTTGATTTCTTTGTAATTGAATTCAGTGCCATTGTATTATCCTTGTACCGTAAATGTTATTTGTTGTGTTTCTATTTGATTACCGACCGTAAATTGTATTGTCATATGTGCAGTGTTTCTGTCTTTCATCGCATCTGTCATTTCAATATCAATTTCTTCTATATTAATATATGGTAGCCAATAGTTTACATTGCTAGTTATTGTTTCTTGTAATTTGGTTTCAAATGATGAATCCATTGGTTCGAATAAAAGTGAGTGTAATCCCGTTCCAAAGTTTGGTTGCATGATTCTTTCACCTTTTTTTGTCATCAATAAATTTCTTAAATTAGATTTTGCTTGTTCAAACGAAGAAAACGCTTGTGAAAAGTAACCAGTATTACCTTTCTGAACTGGCAAAGTAATTCCGTATGCGAAATCGTTAAATTCTTTCGTATCCTTTACTACTTTTTTATCTAATACATAAGCCATAATTATTTACCTCCACATTTGCATTTATCACAACCTTTACCTGATTTCCATCTTTGTATTTTATTAGGTATAGAATATCCACTCCATACACAAGTTATAATTAATACAAATATGACTTCACCCGGTATATACATTATCTTTTAAATTTCTTAACTAATTCTGAATTATCTCTATTAAGAATTCTATCTAAACCTGCAAGACCAGTTGTGACACCCAATCCTCCACTTTTAGCAGAACCACCCATATCACCATAACCCATTTTAGCTGCCATTTGTGCTCTCATTGCTTCCATTCCACCTGCTCCTAATGAAGAACCCATATTCAATGTTCCTTCAATATCCGGTTCGGCATCCATATAATTTGGGATGTGTGAATTTACATACGATTCTTGTATAGGTTCTGCACTTTGGAATTTATCCAAAACCGATGCACCAACCGAAGGGCCGGATGCTCGTTGTGCTGAGGTGAATGGTTGTGTTTGATTTAAAATCTCATTTATTGCAGAATTTTTTGTAAAATGTTTTTGAGGTGATTGAACTACTTCTTTAGGTTGTGTCTGTCTTTCTCTCATCAACATTGCTTCTGCTAATGCAAACGGGTCCTGTTCAACTTCTTCTACTACTGAAGATGATTTTGTTTCTTGTAAAACCTTCATTCTTTTATTAACTTCTTCCTTTACTAATTTAGGAAGCTGTTTTTTAATTTCAGATTCTACAACTAATTTGATTAATTGTGCTAATTTTTTACTATCCATTTTAAATAATATTATTTTACTACTATAAATATATCTTTTGAGGATTTTGTATAGTTATGACCACAGATTTGGATTTTCTTTTAGTTTTTTCCAATATCCACAGAATTTCTTAATTCTATCATCTAATCCATTATAACCACCATTTATTACTTTGGTGATTCGTCTTACCGATACAGTAGTATCATCGATTGCTAAATTATTTAATTTACGAGTTTTCCAAAACCATGCAGCTGTTTCTGCTACATATTTTGATTCAACTAATGTTGGATTTGATATGACGTTTTCAGAAACTCCTTTATTAAATTGTGTATAATTTGCTCTACCTGTAACTTGAATATAACCTCTACCCATAAATCGTTTTCCATCACCATCAACTACATTACCTAAATCACGTCTACCTTCATAACGTTGTTGTGCACCAGATGGGCCCCAAATTTCTTTCTTATATTTAAAATTACCACTTTCATGTGCACATTGTGCTAAGAAATGTGCTCTTGCTAATGGAGTAGTAATTCCCCATTTTCTCATTGCATTTATGATAGTAGTTGATGGTGTTATTATAGAACCACTACAACCACTAATAGATTCTCCATCATTTACAGATGAATTCGATTCATCCGAATCATCTTCATTACTTGAAGGGAACACCATTGGTGCATCTGGATCATATGATAAACCTGCAGATGTTGATTCTGATATACCCAATCCCGCATCGGTTGCCATATTTGCTTGTTCTTCTTGTTCGGGTGATAAAGTTGATGCTTCTTCTACCGCTTGTTCTTCCGCAACCATTTCTTCATCTGTTTGAGGTGTTTCCGATTCATCCCCGCCACTTTGACTAGGACTAGCAGGTTCTATGGTATATCCAATCCATTTTACAATACCAGGGCCAGGTGTCATAGCAGGTGGGTATAATGAAGTTGTCATATATATCCCCTCAATTGTAGGCAAGTGAGTTTGAATTGATGCAATCAATTGATCTAAAAATACTTCCGAATTATCAGTTGGTTTTGCCATAATTAATAATATAATTTAAGACCGGGTTTGTATTTTCCCTTATACATTGTTAATTGCTGATATCTCTGTGCACCATTTCTTTTGTGTGATATGTGCAACCATATAGATTTACCATGTTCAAAAATTAATTGATCAAATGGTAAATTTTTAATTATCCATTTTGCAACTGGTAAATAATCTTTTGGTTGTAATCCTGGAATTTGAATATCTACTGCCTCTCCTTTTTGGTGTTGGGAAATACCACCGGGAATAGATGCAGTTCCTCTAAATGCAGAATTAATTTTTATTCTTGGATATTGTGCTCGAAGAGGTTCTAATATATTTTCAGCAACTGCTTTTAAATTACAAATGATTTCATCTGTTGATAATCCAGCCTGTGCTTTTATTTTATGTGGAAATGTTACGTCTAATGATAAATTTCTCAATTGATAATGTGTTGATAATTTAGCAGTATAATCAAATCCTACTCCACATTTAACGGATTTACCCTTTACTCTTGCAGGTGATTCATCTACCTCTTCGGATGAAACTGGTTCTCCACTATCATCATATGTAACGGGATTATCCTCGTCTGGATCATATCCTTCCGAAAGTTTATCTTTTATCTGTTGAACTTGTGGACCTGGGTCTTCACCGTCATCATCTAATATATCTACACCCGTTTCTTCAACTACTTCAGTTGCACCCTCAATCGTATTATTATCATCGGGTATTTCTTCTAACAATTGTTCAACCGATTTTTTAGGTGGTTCTTCAATTGGTGGTTCTAATGATAAAGTATCGGTTGGTTGCCACACGCCTGGATTTACAATTGCATTTGATGTTTGTGCAATATTTGAAACAGAGCCAGGAGATGGTATGATTGGTGGTGGTGATAAACTCATCTGTGCACCAGTCCAATATCCTACAAATCCTTGTCCTAAATTTGTTATTATTGGATGTTCTCCACTTCCTTGTTGTAATGCATTTGCTAATACTGATGTTATAATGGATTCCATTAATTCAGTATTACCCTTTTGAATTTTAATTGAATTTACACTTTCGAATCCACGTTTACACGCAGCATCATATTCTTGAGTTAATTTTTTTGCAAAATCACTATACGAACCAATTCCATTTTGGTTTTGCATATACGATAGCATATTTTGCTTAAAAATATCTAATGACATTATTCTGTAAAGTTTTTTGTTGACAACATTTCAGTTAATTTTGATTTTAATTCATCAAAATCAGGTTTGTTTTCTGGTCCAATTGCAGTTGGTCCTGCAGGTGTTTTATAAACTTGAACTTTAATCAAATCAATTAAAGTTTCTAATATTTCTTTTAAGGTATTACCCCTAACCAATGGTTCGGTAGATTTAGATGTATTAGGTGATTTACCAGATGTATCTGTATTTAAAAATACTTTACCATCGCCAGTATCAATTCTTAAATTTCGATTATTTCGTTTAGTTGTAATATTTACATCATTACCAAAATCTAAATCTGCACCTCCGTTTAAATTATCAATTGAAAAATTTCCATCTGAAATAAATCCATAATTTCCCTTAGAATAAAATATCATTTCTGCACGTTTTGATGAAATGATAATTCTATCCGAATTCACCAATACTTGATCCATACCTTTTAATTCGGATGGATATTTTTTAAAATTATCTGGTTTTGCTTTGAAATCCGAAGAACCACCATCATCTACAATTCCCGGTTGGAAATTTAATTTATAATCGTTGGATGTAATAGCGATAGTTGTTCCATCTTTATTAACATCTTCTTCAGTTATATCACCTTCTTTTAACTTACCAAGTGATTCCGTATTTTGTCTATTACGAATTAGTATAGTTGGTGAAAACGAATTGTTTACATTGTTATACGCACTGAATCGAATTGATTGACCAAAACGAGATTGTATTAATTTATCACCCTCATATAATTTTAAATTATTGATAGGAGTGTGTTTAAAATATTTTCCTAATTTTTTTAATTCAGGACTTGATGTTCCACTTGTAGTTGTGGATGTTCCGGTTTCTGCAGTTTTAGAATAATCACTTGCAGTGTTTGTTGGTTTTTCTTTATCAGGATATACAGCAGTTGCTCTACCTTCTACTGCAGATGCTTTATTTAAAAACTGGCCAGGTATTCTTTTATAGTATTCCGAACTACCTACTTTTATTAATTCAACCACTTCACCAATAACAGGTAATTCTAAATTGGTTGGTTCAATTGGTTTATATATCTGTAATTTTTCGTCTGCAGTTGTGCTATCTGAATATGGTCTAACTACCACCCCACCCAACGAATTCATATTCTTTTCGGTAAAACGAGTTTCAGTATCTGCTTTTTTTATGACACGTGGATGTGTATCATCCAAAATAACATCAACAACTATACCTGTCTGTATAGAGGTGGTTGGTGTTTGTTTATTGGAGTTTGCACTAGATAATGAAGATTGTATTCTTTGACTCATCTTATTTACTCATTTTTTGTTTTAATTCCTCAAGTTCATATGTCAATTCATCAACCTTATGTTCTTGTTCACCAACTACTTCTTTCGCAGTTAATTCTAAATCTTTTAACAATTGATTTTTTTCTTCTTCAGTTAAGAATCCACTATCACCATCTGCTTTATTCTGTGCACCTATTATTCTTTGTGCAATTGCAGCTAATTTAATTAGGGAATCATCATTACGAACTGATGTATCAATTAGGTCTTTTAGAATTGGTCCTATCACTGCCATATCACCTGCATGACGGACAAGTTTTCTCATCTCTGCGATTAATTCAGAAATTCGTTGTTTCTTATTTTGTTGATTGTCATAAATGTCTTTAAACAAATCACCCAAACTTTTACCTGGAAATAATTGAAATTCGGTACTCATATTTTTATATATTAGTTCAACATATAAATATACAGAATAAAAAAACCCCACTTTTAGGTGGAGTTTTTGATGTTATGCTTTTACGATTTGTATTTTGATTTTTGGAACATATCCATTTGGTAAATCGGTTTTAATACCTTTGAATTCACTAACTTGTGAATCAAAGTAAGTAATTTCCAAAATCTTATCAGTTAAGTTCATTACGGTTTGAGATGATGTAAACATACTTTCCGATTGTCTTCTCATATTCAATTGAGATTCTTTTGGAAAGAATTCCTTTCTCATAGCCATAGCAATCTCTTTCCAATCATCTACTTTATCAACTGATTTTTCTGCTGATATTTTTCTCATTTTAGATGATAGATATTTCTCACCATGTGTATAACCAGCATCGGTAAACATATGACCATGATTAGTTCTAACTATTGGATTTTCACTATTATGTAATTTAACATCTGGTTTATGTTTAGAAGTTGCTTCCACACTAATCATATGTTGTGGTGATGATATGAAGGTATGACCTTTAAGAGGTAAATTACTTTTACCTGTATATGCTAAACATGATTTTAATGCATCTTTAAGAGTTTTTTGAGATAAGATGTTTCTCATCTTAGCACCATCTGCTCCTGGTTTACCACCACCTTTTTTTACTAACTTATGTTCTGCTTCATCGTGTCCAACTAACAATGCAGAGTTTACTACACCAATACCATACTCATTTAAACCTTCACTCCAATCAGTTGTGATGTCGTGGAGATATGCAACCTCAATTCCATTCATAATAGTATGAATGACTTCTAATGTAGGTTTATACGCCCTATCTCGGTTTTTAGCTAGAATGAATTTATTATCAATTTCTTTTGATACAATAATACATTCGCTGAGTATTTTTTTCATGGTTGGTTATTATTTTACTTATTATTCTATATCTTTGATTTTACCACATTTCAAACACTCTTCTTCACCATCACCATCTACATCACCCCAAACGTGTTCACATTGTCTATGTGCAAAATATACATCAATTTTACCATCACCATCGAAATCAATACCATCCATAGTTCCATCACCATCTTCATCGATTTCAATTCCTGTTCTTGGTTGAGCACTTACTTGGCCTGAATGATCAACTTCATTGATTGGTGATACTGATTCTGATATTGGATTCTCACCGGTTGTTGAACTTAATGATACACCATCTTCCTCATCCATTTTCTGAACTAACATTTTATCTTTATCAGTATCGGAAAACCAGTAATCAATAATCTTACCATAAGAACCAATAAATGCTCCTAATAGTAATAGAAGAAGTTCTTTCCACTCTCCTGCGATTCCAGTGTTCGATACTACCGCAGCAAATATCCCACCTATAATTAACATGAACGAACCCAATACTAATGCAGTGATATACCACCTGCGTTTCATCATTGAGTTTAATAAATCTTTAAAACCACCTGGTTGTTCCATTTTATGTAATCTCCTTAAATTAAATAATAATACTATAATAAATATCAAAAATAAAAAACCCAACACAAAAATGTCGGGTTCTTATACATAAATTGATAATAATAATTAATTGTCCGTAGATGCAATAGATTCTTCTAACCTAATAACTCTATTTCTTAATTGAGCTATTGTAATTTCTTCCGTTGTCCATTTACGATTTCCCTTTGGATGAATCCAAATTAATTTTCCCATTACATACTCTGCTTTAGCATAGTTTGATTTCCAAATTCCGTTTTGAACGAATTTAACACCATCATAAACTAACACACCTTTTTGAGTGCCATCGTTTATCTTAATCTTGTCCCCAACTTCCACATCTTGTGAAAACCCCATTAAAGAAAATAGGAGAAGGGATAATGTAATAATTTTTTTCATAATAAAATCCTATTTAATATAAGTATATCAATGTTATGAAATTGTTATGAAATAAATGTTAAATGTTATGTTAATGTTAATTACAATATCTTTTTTCTTACAATATAGTTCTGTAATACTAATAAATCCATCTCACAATTAAGAAAAGTTTGGATTGCAGTTTTAGGGTCTAAGACCATTGTTTGGTCTTTCAAATTAAATGATGTATTTAACACCATTGGATATTCATTATCTTTTTGTAATTGACAAAGTAATTTATACATATTCGTATGTTGTCTATTACTAACCGTCTGTATTCGTGCAGAACCATCTATATGTGTAATTGCTGGTAAGTTCTTTCTATGTTCTGCTTTTACTCTTACAACCTGATTCATAAATGGAACTAATAATTTATAATCAAAGTATTTAGTTCTATCTTCTTCCTTAACCATTGGAGCAAAAGGTCTGAATCCTTCTCTTTTTTTGATTACTCTATTTACCCTACTTTTCATTTGAGGGTCTCGAGGATTTGCAAGTATAGAACGATTTCCTAATGCTCTTGCACCAAATTCCATTTTACCTTCAAACCAACCAATAACATTTCCATCAACAATTTGTTTAGAAATGAATGGAATTAGTTCCGAATATTCTTTATATTCATACCAAACATCTACTTCGGATTCATCTAAAATTTGTTTAATTTCCGCATTCGTATAAGATGGTCCTAAGTATGGAATTGTATTATCAACTCTAACTGATGTTGGGTTGTTAGTATAATAATGATACAATGCACACCCAATTGCAGAACCTCCATCTGATGGAGCAGGTGGAATCCACAATGTTTGAAATTTGGATAATTCAGTAATTTTACCATTAGCCGTTCCGTTGTATGCACATCCACCACTTAGACATAAAAATGGAACTGATTTAAGTTCAAATGCTCTATTTAAAAATTTGAAAAAGTAATTTTCATATACTTGTTGTAATGTTGCAGCTAAATCCATATGATGATTTTCAAGTTCTTCATCTGGTAATCTATTTGTAAAACCAAATAGTTCTCCTAACTTTTCATTAAACATCATATCAGTTGACCACTCATAATCAAAGTAATCCATATTCAATTCAAATCCATCATCTTCGGTAGGAGAAATGATACTTTCAAATTTATCTAAATATGCTTTTGGATTTCCATAGGGAGCAAGTCCCATTACCTTATACTCACCTTCGTTTGGTTTGAAACCTAAGAATGCAGTAAAAGCCGAATATAACATACCCAATGAATGTGGATATTCTATTGTTTGTAGTTTTGTTATTGTATTTTTATCACCATATGCAATTACTGCAGTTTCCCATTCACCTACACCATCTACGGATACAATTGCAGTTCTTTCGTAAGGTGAAGTATAATATGAATAAGCTAAGTGAGAAAGGTGATGTTCTACATATGATATTTCAATTTCATTTCCAAAAATTGATTTTATAGTATTTTCAATTTCATCATATGCTTTTTTATTTCTACTGATGATTGATGCACTATTTAGTAAATTAAAAAATCCACCCTTCTTTACTGATTTTTCAATTCGATTTATTTTAAGTTTAGGATTTTCATAAAAAGAAACAACATCAATATCTGATGCTGTTAAATTATTTGATGTTAATAACCACTCAATTGATTTGAATGGAAATGATTCATCATGTTTTATTCCTGTGAAACTTTCTTCCAATGTTGCACCAATAACTTTTCCATTGTTAATTAGTGCTGCACCTGAATCGTGGAATCCACACGAAATTCCTAAAATATAATTGTTCTTAATCTTCGTCATCAAATATATCCTCTTCTAAATCTATTTTTGATGTATCTACCCAAAATGGTTCATCTCTTACTGAAAAATCACCATTATCTAAATACTCGTTTAACATTTTTCGTTGATGTTGTTTCATCACATTTACCACTTTTGTGATATAGTGAGTCTTACAATCTGTCATCTCTCTAATAAGTAGATACAAATGTTTTTTGTTAAAATTTTCGATGAAATCACTTCTACGGAATAACTCTAATACTGCATCACCGATTTGAATATCTCTTTTTTTGTTAAAGACAGTTGCAAGATGTTTATCCCAATATTCCAACATTATATCTTTAAACTCTCTAAATTCAGAAGCCTCTTCAACTTCATAAAAATCATTCTCGGGATTCCAACTTTCGGGCATCTCTGATATTAGAGCATTTTGTTTCCAACGTTTGTAGTTTCCGTTGTTTTTTAAAATCAAATGATTCTTTGCAATAATGGTAAAATATGAAAACGCTCTACCCTTACCTTCTTTATACATATGCATTTTCTCTACCATCGTAGAAACAACTTCCATTTGAATATCTTTCTTAGATACATCAAAATAAGAAAATTTAAATGTGTTTAGAACGTTTTCTGCTAGTTTTTCAAATGGATACTTAATTCCCTCTTCGTAAATTTTACTACGTTTGACTGGGTCTTTACATTTGTTATATTCAACTATAGCCTCTTGAGCAGGAGTACCAAAATATATTTTGGATTTTGGTTTTCTGGTTTTTGCCATATTAAATTGTTTCGTTTAATTTTGTAATGATTTCTTTCAATTCTGCAAACACTGCACCTACCTCATCATCTGATTCGAAAGAACCACGTAAATCAATTTCTTGCATTGATTGGTATGCAGTTTCTACCTTTTGTTGGACATCCATTATGGTTTCTAATAACGTGTCTTCTAACTCTTCGTTTTGTAATAGTATATTACGTGCACCAACTATTAATGCAATGTTTAGTAATACGGATACTACTAATGTAATTTCAATTCCACTCATATATTATTCTTTAAATTTAATATTTGATAAAATGTTTTCAAGCAATTCAACTTCGTTTTGGAAAACTGTCTGTTCGAACTCATTTCTATCAGCTTCAATGAAGGTGTCTATCATATTAACTAATTTTTTCTGATACTCTGAAGTGATGGTATTCGTTAATGTAAATTTGTGATTGGTAATACTCACACTAAAATCTTCAACTTTAACCCAATAGGATAATCTTTTATTTATCATAAAATATCTACCGGTTAATGGTGCAATTTTTAAATCAGTATCAGATTGTTCACACAACATTTGAATAACATCGTAAGTCAAAGTCTCCTTTTCATTCATTTGGTAAGGAGGGAAAATTTTAGATTTTAAATAGTTTATCATGTCTTTTAATTTTTTGTTATATACAAATATACGAAAAATATTTGAATTTACCAAATAATTTATCAATTATTTTATGCTTCACCAACTTGGCCGTTATATTGGAATCCAACTCCATCGGTTGGGGTTTCATCACTTTTAAATGAATTCAATTCCTCATCTAATAATTCAATATTAGATTTAATTCTAATATCTAAATCTTCTTCGGTTGTTAACCCGTTTTCTAATATAATATCAATTAATGTCTGAACTATTATATTTTGGGTTAGCAACCTATCATTTAGATTTTTAATTAATTTCTTTGTTGTTGATTTCATTAAGTAATTGTCTTAAACCATCTTTGGTTTCGTTTCCGTATACGAGATTACCGAATCCCTTATTAATTGTTTCTTGCTGATATCCCAACGAAGATGCCAATCTAACACACATTACTTTGAATTCATGTATATCCATATCATCGGGGACAGTAAATTCAATTTCTGATGCTTCTCGTAATCCTTCTATAAATTCCGAATCGGTGTATTTAAATATTAATTTTGCCATAGGTATTTATTATAGAATTTGAACTGCTGAGCCCAATTGTAGTGCTTTTTTATATTTGATAAATTCGGTGCTACCATCTGGTAATTTAACCATAACCATTTCATTTCTACCATACGATTTTTGTTTAACAACCGTTGTAGTATAACGTCTTTTAGTATCAGTAATCAACGTTCCATTTAAATGATCAATTTCATGTTGTGCACATACACATTCTAATAAACCAGTATCTCCAAAAAATTCATTTGAATCTTTCCACTCTCTACCTTCAACATAATCCGGTGAAAATACTACTGTCCCTAAATTATCACATTCGATTGTAATTGATTTATGACGAATAGTTTTTACGGGTTTACTCATACTTTTTGGAATCGATAAACATTGTTCAACATATGCAACCGTATCTCTTGAAACCTCAACAATAGTTGGGTTGATTAATACCAATGGTTCTTTCACATTGATAATACATGCACGGACATCTAATCCAATTTGATTTGCTGATAATCCAATACCACCATGTATTTCCAACGCGTTGGTTAATTGTAATGTAATGTAATCAATATCTTCTTGAGACATTGGTTTTGGTTGAATAACCGATTTTAATTTTGAAGGGTCTTTAATTAATTTTGGAAAAAGTGTTGATGTGAGTTTATCAATACGTTCCGATGTAAGTTCAATTGCTGTGTCTACCATTTTATTTATTTTAATTTATTTTGCGATATTTAAGTATTTTTCTAATAACCATGATGATGATTGGATTTTATTTCCCAACCCCCAAACAGATTCAATTCCGTAGGTATTACATACATCATTTTCGGGTGTGGTGGTTTCGGTTCTATCTCCCCCATTTCCAAAGGCCATTACACCTTTTGGTAAATCACCATTTTCTCTAATATATTTCAATCTAGCATGGTCAATGAAATCGATTGCAGTATCATCATTATGAATTTTAGGATTCATCACATAAACATATGAAACCCCTTTAATATGTTCCATAATAAATTTACGCTCGGATTGTTCCATAAAGGATTTACCCTTTTTTCTCTTCAACCAACTATCGTTGTTTAATCCAACCCAAACCTCATCTGCTAATTCATTTGCTAACTGAATACACTCAACGTGTCCTTTATGAATAGGGTCGAACCCACCACTTAGTAATATAACTTTGTATTTTTTCATTTTATTGTTTTTTATGTATGAATGCACAAATTGCGTAACGCTCTCCTTCTAACACTTTAGTGACCTCGTGTTCAACTGAATTTTGTGTGTAATCGATTATTACAACTCTACCATATTCAGGTAATATTTTGGTTTCGTTTTTTAAAATTAAATTTCCACCATTTGCTTCGTTATAATCTTTGTTTAGATAAATTAATACACCCATTATTCGGGTTGGGTCCTCACCATCGATGTGTGGTATTATAAAACATTCATTATTATATAAGGTTATTACATTTAAGAAATGAACATCAGTATATTCATAAAATTTGTAAAAAATACTTTTTAATAATAAATTAGTTTCAGTTGAAGTATCGTATGCCGAAAACCAAATTTGTGCTAAATTATCTGTTTCAATTAATTCATCTTTTGTTTTACTTAAATTTTTAAAAGTTGAATTATTAACTGGATGATTATGTAAAACACTATCATATGATACTACTAATTTATTAAATTGATTATTCGATAAATTTGAGTATATCTTTGATAATAATTCTAATTCATATTCACTTGTTATATCAAACGAAACGAATCCATTTTCTAATAGTTCTTTTTTCATAATGTAAAGATACGAAAATTATTTTACAATTCCAAATTTATTTCCTTGTAAGTAATGATTGATAATTATTTTTTCAAATTGTTAGATTTAATTAATTTATTCAATTCTTTCTTTACAATTTTTCGTTTGTTGTTAGCATCAATTAAAGAACTATACTCTACTAATTTAGTATATTCATTACCATTCCTATCTTTTACTTTAATCAATATTTTTGATGTTTCCATAACTTTAATTTGATAATGGCATTTTTATTTTACTATGAGATTGATACCCAATCAATTCAAAAGAATCTGGCCTATATGATAATATTTTATCTTTAAATGTTTTTGGTTCTAAATATTCTTTAACTACTTTGTGTTGATACCAATTCCTTTCTGTTATTTGTACTTTTGGTAATTCAAATGGTTCACGAGTTAATTGTTCATTAACACCATCAATTTGATTTTTATATATGTGACAATCACCCAAATTACCAATCAATTCATCAGGTATCATATTAACTTCCTTTGCTATGATTTCCAACAACAAACCATATGAAGCAATATTGAATGGAAGTCCCAACGGGGTATCTACACTTCTTTGATTCCACATTAATGAGATTGCTCGTTTAGGAACTGGATATAACTCATCTATTTCGTTATGGTCGCCTACATGGAAATCAAAAGGTTCAAATGTACTATAAGTTTTAGATGCCAAATCTAATCGTTCTTTCAAACTCAACTCTCTTGTATAAACTTGAAATCCATAATGGCAGGGTGGTAGAACCATTGCATCCAATGCACCAACATTCCAAGCACTTACCATCATTCTTCTACTATCTGGATTTGTTTTAAGGTCGTTGATTAGGTTTTGTATTTGATCCACATATAAATCGTTAGGTAAACCATATTCAACGTGATCTATAGAATAATTTGCTAATTCCCATTTTCTCCATTGTTTACCATAAATTGGACCTAACTCACCCCATGTTTTTGCAAATTCAGGAACTGTCTTAATTAGATTTTCAAACTCCTTAACATCAGGATATGATTTTTCTAATTGTTCGGGAGTCATTTTATCACTCCATTCCTTTTTATGCGCTTCAACATATCTTTTGTAAGCATCACCAGTCCAAATGTGGCAATCGTAATCCAATAGGAACTTGATGTTAGTATCACCTCTTAAAAACCATAGTAATTCAGTCACCATAGTTTTCCACGCCATTTTCTTTGTGGTTAGTAATGGAAATCCTTGTGACATTCTATGTCTAATTTGTCTTCCAAATGTAGATATAGTACCAGTACCAGTTCTATCTGATTTAACGATTCCCGTATCTAATATATCTTGTAGTAAGTCCTGATATTTTTTATCTATTGTATTCATAAATCCCAAATTGATTTTCTTTTTCTTTTAATTTTATTAATAACTAAATTAATTATGAATATTATTCCTTTTATAATTTTCATAAATTATTTAATTGTATTTCTTTTTTAAATTCTGCTTCCGATTTTCTATCATATTTTTCTTTCATTTGAGAAATACGAATAAAATCTCTATATGCATTATTGTGGTTATGTTTCAAATAATCTAATGACATTTCATATCTGAAAATAACATCCTCATATCTGGCTTCTCGTATATCAAATCCATCTTCCAATATCTTTATATCGGATTGTAAACTATCAATTACATTTTGTAGTGAATCAACTTTGGTAATATCCGATTTTACAATTGTAGGAGTTGAATCAATTTCATATTTGGTTATAAGTGCAATACTACCTAAAAAGAGTAATATAAGACCAATGGCAACAGATGATGTTTTTTTCATATATTATTCTACGATTATAAATTCTGAACGTCTGTAATCAATCTTTGCTTGATAATCCATTTTCCAATTTTGAATAATTTCTTCAGCTTGTGATTGATGTTGAAATGGGTATGCACCCGAATTCCATACTTTAAATGGTAAGTAAAAATAATTCGTTCTATACCACACTTTTTTCTGTGGGAGATAATATTTTACTCCATTATCTACCCAAGTCTCAATACGATACTTTGGTTTAGCTTCTAATGTCATCACTCCCAACAACATTAGTATTAATAGTATTTTTTTCATTATATCAAATATACAAATTATTTATGATATTTCCAAAAATATTAAACAATTATTTTCGTATGTTCTTCGATTTCATCAATTAATATATGAGATTTCGGTTGTCTGAAATAAAAATCTAGGTGAACAAACTTTTTTGCCAATGCGTTGTTTATATCATAGGATTCCAATTGTTCCGAAAATGGAGAGTATTCATACAAAAATCCAATATCAGTTTTGTAATATGCAAGATAATTGTATAATAAAAATTGTTCGTAGAATTGAACACTTGATTTTGTCCAATCACCATTCATTATTCTTAAAATCTTTTCATACATTTTTTTAACAATAAATGGATTGTTTACTGCAACTAAACTATTATTTGGAAACGTCAACCAATTCAATTGAATATCAATTCTATTTTTAAATTCTTCATATGAATTTAAATAATAATTGTTGATATAATGAGTTCCTGCAATATTCTCCGGTTCACCTTCTTTATACCCATAAGTAATTGTATGAGGTGTAATGATTGGTTCGAATATAAGAGTATCCAAATCCAACATAATGTAAGGTTCATTCTGTTCCATCATAGCATAAATTTTTGCTAATCCGTAAGTATGTTCGTTTACATCTCTTAGTGAATTTAGAATAACAACCTCATCGAAATACAAATCGTTTTCTTTGAAATTTCTATCAGTTCTTCTATCACAATATAAGACAGTTTTGTAATGTCTTTTTGCTAACTTTAAGGACAATCTAGCAAGTTTATAAAACGTTTCAGATTGTCCTTTCCAATAATCATCAATTAGTTTATAACTATATACTGCTTTTTTAATCATCGGTATAACTTATTAAAATGTGGAGTTTCTAACATCAAACATGAAATCTCTAACTTTTTCTAATTTTTTTATAGTCATTTCGGCTTCCATTCCTTTTTTTAATTCCAATATAATATCATTAACTGATTCGATTGAAATATTAAAACCATCATCTCTAGAATTTAAAAAGTTTTCTGAAATCTTGTACTTTGCTGCAATTTGTTGAATGTTCATAATTTTATTTTTTTATTTGTTCTAAACGTAGAATTTCTTCTTTAATTTTCTGATTATACGGATTCCACGTTATATTATCCAATAACCATTTTCTATAATAAGGTGGTATTGATGCCACCGGTTTATTTTTGTATTTACCAAATGTCATATAAACCTTTTGAATTTCACCCTCATCATTTCGTTGTTCTGCAAGATTTACCCCACCCTCAAGGTGCAATCCAATCTCATGAATTGGTATTCCCGTAATCTTCTTCTTATTTTCTCCATAGAGTTCCCAAGTCCCCTCTTCATCCTCTTTGTAGTATAAATCCTCAACTTTACCAAAGCGTTCAAGAGACCCCACAAAATCCACAACTAAACAATCTTTCTTGTTGTCGTGAATACGAGTTCCCCTTCCTACAAACTGATACCACCATGAGATAGATGCAGTTGGTCTAGCAGTAATCAAACAATCTAATTCTGGGTAATCGAAACCAACTGTTAATACATTGACCTGAACAATAACTCTGATTTGTTGATTACGGAATTCTTCAATAATTCGATTTCGTTCTGCAGTTGGAGTTTCACCATGAACTACTGCAGCAGATGGAATCTTTCTAGCAAGTTGTGTTGCTTGTTCGATTGTTGGAACTGCAATCAGAATAGATTTCCTATCATGCATTTCGTATATCTTCTTAACAATCTTTGTTTCCAAATTTTGATTCTCATATGCACGTGCTATAGAATCATTGGTATATTCAGCACCAGATGAATTAAACATCAATGCACCGGTATCGAAATCATATGATTGATATACCAATGGTGTCCAAAATCCTAACTTAACAATGTCTTGAATTTGAGCAACATGAAGAATATGTTTGAAGAATACTCCATGTTTTGATTTATTGGTCAACATTACTAACTTTGAATAAGGACCGGTTTCACTCATATTGGATTGTAATTTAAGTGGAGTTGCAGTTAAACCTAAAACGTGAGTTGCTTTCATTGAATCTAAAAACCTTCTCAACATTCCACCTTTATCTCTTGGATATCGATCACACTCATCGATGATTACCTTAGTAATACCCAATTCTCTGAATTTATATCCAATTGATACGATAGAACCGATGGTTGCATACGTCACATCACCCAACTCTTTACTTCCCATTGAAGCAGAGTAGATTGCAGCCTTTCCACCAAAGTAAACAAACTTATTGTAATTTTGCTCTAATAACTCCTTTGATGGTTGTAGAACTAAAACTTTCTCTTCAATACCCTTTGCGATGTGGGCAATAACAATTGATTTACCGAATGCAGTAGGTGCAACGATAATTGAAGGTGCCATTTTAGGTATTTTAAAAAATTCAATACCAATCGTAACGGGGTCTATTTGATTTTGTCTTAATTCCAAAACATCTTTATTTTTTCATACTAAAAGTTAAAACTCCATATGAAACATCAATCCATAGATTTGCCCATATTAAATTTAACCCTAACATAATTCCTGGTCTGTGATTATCACTCTTAAACATTTGTTTACCTTTGTATTTAGTTCCAACTGCTTTATAAGTTTTCCACCACACACCTAATTTCTTTTCTTGCCACTTTGTTTTTTCGTAAGAATCATCCGTTCCCACTTTATCACCTTGATATCTGAAAACTATATTTACTTTTAGTTTTCCTATCTTTTTTCTTATAATCATAAATTGTATTTCTTTTTGTATTTCTCTTCGAAGTTTCCAACTCCAATTTCTAATATTTCATTTTCATGAGGAATAGGTGGTTTTCTCTTCTTTGCGTCCAAAATATCATCGACCCGCATATTCTTAAATACTTCAATTTGAATTTTTGAGTTTTTTCTCGGCCCTTTATGAACCACCCATATATCAGATATGCTATTTATATTTCCCATAATTTGTTAATCCCACCAACCTCTCATACCAGAACCATCGAACCATTCATTCCATATATCTCTAGTTTTATGTTCTTCCGATGTTAGTGATTTTGATAATTTGCTATATTCGTTTATATTTTGTCCTTCAAATATTTTCCAAAGTTCCTTCCACTCTCTTTCTTCAAGTTTACGTGCTAGTGCAAATACTTTTCGTATATGTTTTTTCTGAGCATCAGTATCATTATCTATCAATCTATATGAATCACTATCTTCAACTTTTTCAAATTGAATTTCTGGCCAGTCAACTTTACCCAATTCTAATTCTGCTCTATCAATATAATCATCATCAATTTTAGATTTTATTATTTCAATTGCTCTACGAATTTTAGTAGTTTTTTTATTTCTACTAGAATCCACTTCCATTCCGTTGGTTTCCAATTTTTCAACCATAATGGTTAGGGAACGATATAACATTTGTAAAGTGTAATGATAATCATACCAACGATGTTCATATAATTCTTTACGAAATTTGTAAATATTCCCAAAGAATCTTGGAATATCATACCGAACTGCTTCCCATACCTTCCATAGCTTAGTATCATACCAAACCAATTTTTCTACACTTTCAAAAAATGTATCCTTAAACTCTACTTTCATACTATATAAAATCTATTATTTCTTTGTTCTCAAAATCATAATCAAACGTTAATGGTTTGTTATTTACTTCATAACTCAAATCACAATTACATCCGTTAAATGCATATCCCCAATTGGTGTGTCTATAACCATACGCCTCATGAATATGACCTGAAAAGTGTAATTGAGGTTTGACTTCATTTAATCGGTGATACAATTGTTCACACCCAACATTCAACCCACCTCTATCAGTTCTATCACAATAACTATGAATCGGGCCGTGTGTAATAACAATATCAGTATCTAATGGGATTTCATTCCACATTTTGTTTATATCATACCCTCTATATTTGTTGAATGCCCAACCAAACCCAAATGATGGTGTAATTGGTGAACCCCACACTTTCAACCCATCGATTGTTATATCTGAATTTTCTAAATAATAAACATTATCATTCAATCCATTCTGTAATAACTCAATCAACCAATCTGGTTTACCTTCTGCAGGAATATGTTCATTACCTTCAGTATCCCATACAGAACGTTTACCATCAAAATAATCAATCTTATTCTGCATTAACTTTTCAGAATCAAAAGACATATCGTGATTACCTGCGATGAAAATTTTATGAGTATAATTATCAATCGCATTAAACCATTTAATAAATGATTCAACTTCTCGTTTTCTACCTAAAGATGACACATCGCCACTATGAATGAGTAAATCACCACCGGGTAATTTACCACTCAATTGTGTGTGTTTATTATGAGTGTCCGATATGTGGGTTATTCGCTTCATCGTATTCGTAACTTTTATGACCAACTACTTGATATGCTTCATATGTTAATTCAGTGGCAATTTCTATTGCTTTACGGATTTCTTCATCGCATTCTGTCAATGGATGTTCTAAACAATGATCGTTCAATGTAGATGCTAATATATGCAATCTATCCATCAATTCCAAATAATGACCTGAATTTATTTTATTATTTTCCATTTACTTTTTTAATATTAAAATCCATAGTGCAGTTTTTTACTATGGTTATTTGATTAGTATCATAGTGTCGTATTCTACCATCTTCAAATGATGCACATACCCAAATTGAATTAGCATGAATACCATAATCAATTATGAATAAAACTTGTGCCTCACCAAATTCGGTATTAACTATTAATACTTGATTAACTTCATGTATCATTCCCATATTATTATTCAAATAATGAAATAATAATTAACATAACAATTAAACCAATAGATGCATAAAACGATACATCTTCGGAGTATTTAATTTGTTCGGGTCTTTTTCCTTGTGGTTTCATATTATTTAATAAAAGGTAAAATTGCTAATTCCTTAGCCTTAGCCTCAACCATAATATCTACAGCCAATCCATATGTGTTAGGGAGTTGTTTGATATAATCTGAATGAGCTTGTGGTTTGAGTTTACTATTTTCTTCGTGTAATGCTTTTGATTCTGAATAATGAACAATTGGTTTAATACCTTCTGGCCAAGTTGTTAGTGCTAATTCTAACGCTTGTTGTTCTGATAAATCACCGGTGCAAAATTGGTGGTGATGATAATCGAATACAATTGGAATACCAATCTTTTTGTGAATATACATCAAATCAGAAACAGAATACATAGATGCCTTATCATCATTCTCAACAGTCAATCGTTTCTTTACACTATCAGAGAGTTTCTCAAAGTTGGAACAGAATCTATCCATTGCCGATAGTTTATCCCCATATACACCATTACAATGGATATTAATCTTATTATACGGAGTTAAACCTAATCCCAATAAATCAAATATTTTACCATGTAGTTCTAAATCTTTGATAGTGTTCTCAACTACTTTTGGATTGGGTGAAACCAATACGTTAAATGGACCGGGATGTGAAGTAAGACGTAATCCATTTTCTCTGGCGTAAGTTCCACAACCTTTGAGGATGTTTGAGATTTTGGTATAATCCGGCATATCTTCTACATTATATTCGGATGCCCAAGGCATCATATCTGAAGAGATACGAAACACCTTAATGTTGTTGGCAACATTCCATTTGATAATCTCAAATAAATCACGAGAGTTTTGTAGTGCTAATTCGGAAGCGTAAGAAATACCTTTCTGATGAAACGTTTTCTTAACCATACTACGATTAGTAGTAATCTTAGGAGTTTGTTCTCCTAATGTCATATTGATACATGCGTAACCTAAATTCATATTATATAGTTTTACATTTTATAAAGCTAATATACGAACATTATTTGACATATCCAAATAATTATGGAGTTTTTTTGTATTCTTCTAACGCAGCTTGTGTTCCACCTTGATAACTTAACCAATAATCTATGGCTTTTCTATCATTAATCCAACGTTCTCTTTTACTCCAATCAAACCAGGGATGATGGTAGAACGCTTTTCCCTCATATGGTGATTTCCACCCACCTTCTTCATACCATCTTCGTTGTTCTTCTTCAGATACTACTCCATCACCATCGGAATCGGCTGATAGTTCTTCATTTGATACAATTCCATCATTATCCAAATCTAAATTAGAATTATAAGTTTCAAATGCTTCGATTAACTCATCATTGGGTGTTAGTGGTGTATTTTCCACTATAATCGGAGTTTCTTCTTCAATTGGTAAATTTTTTCCACTAAAATTCTCTTTTTGTAAATTATTTTCCACTAAATCTTCTTTCTTATCACCATATACCTCATACAAACCTAATTTTTGGTCATTTTCCATCATTTCGGTAAGAATTTTACGTTGTTTGGCCTTTTTATCATCAATTAAACCGTTAAATGCGATAATTAGGGCAATTGCAAGGGGGTCAAACACAATTACAATCAAAAATATGAAGAATTTTACAACATTTTTCAATTCCATACCAAATGCTTCGGCAATAAATCGAAAACCACCCACCTCTTTCTCTAATCCTAAGTTTGCAACCTTAATTTCGTTGATTTTTTCGTTATTTTTGGCGTTTTCTTCTTGTAACTCTGCTATTTTCTTATTAATTTGGGAAACTTGTTTATCTTTACTATCAATTGAACGTAATAAACGTGAATTTACCTTACCTTTTTCTAAAATTTGAGATTGAGTTGATGATAATTGTCCTAATTGAGTGTTAAGTTGATCAATTTGAGCAGTATTTTGGTCAATTTTGGTTGAAAATACCAATACTTCTCTATCAACTTGTTGTAATTGAAGAGATTGTGCTTGAAAAGCGTTTGAAAGATAGCCAAAAATACCTGCAGAGGTGATTAACATAAGAATCCCAACTGATATAGTTAAATACCATTTGTTAAATCCTTTAATTTCACCCCAAGTTTGTTTTAGATAAGTTGCTGCAACTAATTTAGCAAATTCCAATGAACTTGCCATTATCATTACGGGTATAGATGCTCCTGCAAAAAGAACACCCAATCCCGTTACTGAAAAATACGCAGCACATCCAGCAATAATTAGAGCTGATAATCCTACTAAATACTTCAACGAATTCATATTATGATAAATCTACGATTTCTTGTATAGATTCCAATCCTTTTTGGACTTCCTTTAAATACTGTGCAGCCATTTGAGGGTCTGCAGGTCTTTGACCAGACATCATTTCTTGAACAATTTTAATTCTTTGTTGAACTGACATCATAGTGTCATTGATTCTGTGTTTGTAAACATCTTTCATAATTACATATTTTAGTGTATAGTAATAAATATTAGGATATAAAAAAAGGGAGTTATATATCGTATTCACAAATATACTAAAAATTTATGACAATACCAAATATACGATACTATATTATACTTTTAAATTTGGATTCGTCTTCACCTATTCGTATTTTACACGCATCAGAATACACATAATCATTATACATTGATTCGTTCAAATCTATATCTAAATATTTAAAAATATCGATGATTTTACTTTTATCTTTTTTAATAAAAATATCTTCAAAATAATATAAGGGATAGCCTTTTTTAGAAAATTCATGTATCATATTGGATTCATTTAATAATACATTTTTACTATTAAGAATCTCTTCAGGTGTAGTTATTGATAAATCATATACTTGTCTTTTTTGCCAACTATGAATATCATCTGTTTTTATATGATATGTTAAACTTTCACTTTGTAAATCTTTATCTATTCTATCTAATAAAATTATTTTTTCAAAGTAGTTAAAAAACCACTCCCAATATACATCTTCATTTTCTAATAAACTTTTTGGTTTTTGAGTTTTACTGACAAATGTTTTTATAAAAATGTTTTTCTTATTTTCAAAAAAAATCACATCATATGTTTGTTTACCTATCTTCTCTCGCCAATAATTATTAAATGGTTCTGATATACAAATATGATTTTTTTTATTTAAATGTGCTTCGATTAAATGATATAAACTCGTAGAACCACTTCGTGCACTTGTTAGTATTGCAACTCTCATAATAATGTAGTATTAACTTTAAGTTTTGGATAATCAAAATCGGTTTCAGTCATCCAAATATTTAATGCATATCTAATACCATTGGTTACGGGTAATACTCCATGATATGTTTCAGACCCATTAAATGAGATGGAATCTCCTAAGTTAAGATTAAAGGTTGAAATCCCTTCTAAGGTTTCAAAATGTATTGGTGGATTTTTACCTTCACATAGTGCAAACTCACCACCTTCAAACCCATCCGATAATACTATTACCGTTGTTAGTTCACTTGTCTTATCTTTATGCAAATTTAAATATCTACCATTGTAATATGATGTTAGACTGATGTTGAAGTTTTTTAAATTAAAATTAGTGTAATCAAACCATAATTTAAATTTTTCCGTTTTGTAATTATCTACTAATAAAGTAATTATTTTTTTCTTAAATTCATCATCGTATATACGTCTACAATCCCAATTTTGAGTTGGGTTATATGAAAAGGGTTCACCATAGTTGATACAAAAATCAATTATAGAATTAGCTTCAGCTTTATCACAAAAATTATTATTTATAGTATAATTCATAATAAGTTAGTTATAATTTTAGATTTGACTAATTCATATTTTTCTTTACTAAACATTTCTGGTTTAAAATCTAAACCTTCTTTCTGTGTATAATTATGACCTGAAATTAAATATGGTGTGTTGATATAGAAATTAAATATTTCATCCCAATAAGTTTCAGATGGGAGATTATCACCTATACCTTTTATTTGTTTGATTAACCCGTTTGATTTATTATATACAATAACAATGTGGGATTTGTTCGAATGATGGGTAGATTCTCGTAATTCAATTAAGGTATTGTCATAATCACATCTACCACAATTATCCATTCGAGCAATCATTTCAATTGAATGATGGGTATTCAAATCAACCCAATAATACCCAATACCACCAACTCTACTATCCAATAAAATAGCATTAGTTTCAATATAATTATGGGATGAATAATTATTACGATATTCTGTAATATATTCACCCCATAATAGTTGTATATCTTGTATGGTAATTGTATTTAAAATACTCCAATCGGAGTTTAATGTCATTTCGATGTAATTAGATACATCATAGACAATATTTCGTAATGTAAAATCACTATGTTTTTTAATATCATTACCATAATCTATTTCTATTTTTGATAATAATATATTCCCATTTTCAACGCCCACAATACTATCAACTATTTTTAATTGATGTAATCTGGATGAAGCCATTAATTTAAATGGGTTTCTTTGATTTTATTTACAACCTCACTAAC